ACAGGTTGGGAATGGATGTAGAAGATACGAAAGAGAATTTCAGTGTTCAGTTTTGAAGGTATGAACCTATAATGACAAGGACGTCTGTTGAGAACTCAACAGACGTTTTTTGTTATCCCAGTTCACTCGTGGGACCAAACAGGCAGATTCGCGCTTGCACGAAAATCTTCCTGCTGAGTCCCACGAAGGGAGCGCCGCTTCATGAGCAAAAGGAGCTGCGAAGCAGCGGAAAGCATCGAAGATGCGAGTTTGCGAATGGCGCGGGTGAACGGGCGGGGCGCGTAAATGAATGTCGCTCCGTGAGGATCGCACTGCGTCGGAATGGAAGGATGTCGCTTTCGCGACCCGACGCAGGCGAATATATCCCATAAGAAATGTAGTTGTTTACTACACTAAAGTCTGATATAATATTTCTGGATTCCGGTCTGCAGGCTGCATTTGCAGGCGAAAGGAAGTTAAGAAAGGTTGATACGATATGTTGGAACAAATTAGACAGTCCATTGAACAGGCGCAGATGGTGCTTGTCGGGATTGGAACGGAGTTTGCAGTAAAAGAGGAAGCGCAGGAAGATCCTTTTTTTACAGAGCTTGCCAAGACCGCGCAGACAGATCCCGCTGCGGCAGCGCTGCTCGCATTTCATAAAAGCCAAAAGAAAGTGGGCGGCTGTGAAAAAGAACAGGTTCAGAAGGCATATGAAGTTCTGGCAGATCTTTTGAAGGATAAAAATTATTTTGTGATTTCTCTATGCGAGGACGGTTTGTTGGAACAGGCAGGACTGAAAGAAAATCGAATTCTGACGCCAGCCAAAGAGGGAGAGGAAGAAACGGATAGTGGAGTGTATCCGACAGACAGCTGGGAAACTTACACCAAATGGCTGCAGGGGACATTAAACAGAAATTTGGTGATTCTGGAGCTGGGCGTTGGGATGGAGTTGCCGCAGCTGATCCGTTTTCCGTTTGAAAAGGTTGCATATTTTAATCAAAAATCCTGTCTGTACCGGGTTCATTCCCATTTGTATCAGATGACGGAAGAGATTAAGGAGCGCGGATATAGCGTACCAATGCATCCGGTTACGCTGTTGCTGGAAGAAAAATAGTATCTCTAATAAATAATGAGGAACCAAATGATTGCAATTATCGACTATGATGCCTATCATATTTTCGAAAACCGCATAAAATAAGGTGCTATGAGCATCGAAGAGTGGCTTAAAAGCCGTTTTACTAATTATATACTAATTACAGTGCTTAGAATGAATACTTAGGGTACCGCAGTGGGATTCCATTACGGTACTCTTTTTTTTTATATATTGTTTATAAGTTATCGAAAATGGAATATATTACCAGCGCGATGCTTAACTGTTTTCATGTATAATCGATTTTGGAGTTAGGAGATGATTGTATATGAAAACAGTATGTGAAACTTGTGGCGTTCCTTTGAAATACTATGATACGGTTTCAAGAATTGTAAGAACGAAAGGGCGTATGACAACACATGTTCCAGTCAAAAGATTTAAGTGTCCTAGATGCAGAAGTATCCATAGAAATTTGCCGGATCATATTTTCCCATACAAACAATATGAGGCGGACGTCATTATCGGGGTAATAGAAAATATCATTACCTGCGATACGATTGGATTTGAAAACTATCCTTGTGAAATGACAATGCTCCGCTGGAAAGCGCAAAATTTACACCCTCCTTTATGAAATGAATACACATTTTATGGAGGTGCAGTATGAGTAGTGAAGAACAAAGACTGGAGAGCAAAATCCATTATTTCGAGGACATGATGTTCAGATGTAAGGGATACGAGTACCAGAAAGTTGAAACTATTAGAAAAGAAATATCTGATATGCGTATTCAATTACAAAAAATTCGATCTAGGAATACGAGAATGAGTCGCTAGCAGCGGCTCTTTCTTTTTGCGGTCATTCCACTGAGGTTGTTTTTACCATTGCTCATTTTTAATCTAGAATAGATTTCACAAGGAGGAAATACATTATGGCAACTACAATCAGACCGGAATTATCCGAGAAAAATCCTTATTGGATTGAGAAACATCGCTACTACGAACTGAAGCATTTTTGTCTACAGTATCCGATTTGGAGAAAGGCTTATGCTTCTTTGGACGGTTTTAACAGTAAACCTGCTGACTGGGCTATGTTTATAGCGACAAACACGTTGGGTGATCCTACCGCGAAAGTGGGAATAGCACGAGCATATTATTCAGAACGAACCGACATGATTGAGAGAGTGGCTGAGCAAACAGATCAGCAGCTTGCTCCATATATTCTGAAAGCTGTTACCGAGGGCTGGTCCTATGATATTTTAAAAGTTAGATTAGGAATCCCGTGTTGCAAAGATACTTACTACGAACTGTACAGACGATTTTTCTGGCTGCTGAATCGAGAGAGGAAATGATACGCGAGTTTTTCATTGTCCTTTATGAAAGGAGAGTGATATTTTATGGATAAACATGAAAAAATCGTAACGTATGCAACAGCATTTTGTATGATGTCGGCAGGAGCATTGATGCTCGCATTCGTACCGTCAGCTCTTGGAATTAGGCAAGTGCAGAAAGCACAAGCATTTAACCTAATGGCAGACGGTCATAGAATGATCGGGTTAGCAAAAACCTACGATGCAAAAGCAGCGGCTATTGCTATGAAAACGGTAGTTTCGGAGGTATTGTAATATTTATTTCTTAATAGATTGAGCCAGCAATGGCTCTTTCTTTTTCTTCGCATTAAATACATGTCTCTTTATGAAAGGAGAGTGATATTATGTTATCAATTAAAAAATTATTCGATGGCGAAGCATCAGCTAGACTTGCTACTGGAGATGTGCTGAAAAGTCTTACTGAAGAACTTATGAGGGACGATATTTCAATAGAATCTAAGCGATTTATTTATGATGAAATTTGTAAAATGAAATTAAAAGAGGATTCTTGGGAGGATAGTAATTCCCGTTATTGGTTTAAAATCGGTAAGTATTGCGGTGTATCAATCGGTATAGTTGCGGGCGCTGGTGCGTTTGCTATTGGTGAAATGATTGGTAAACTTATCATTTCGAAGATTGAGTCCTAACAAGGGCTCTTTCTTTTTATCCTAGATTAGAAAACAGGACGGAGGTTACCGAAAAACATGCTAATTTGATATTTGAAAAATTGCCGGATGGTGATTTTTAGAAAACTTTTTGAAAGGAGGGAGACTATGAGTTTAATAATCGTATTACTGATCGGTGTTGTTATCGGAATGCTTGTATCGAGATTTATATTCAGAGAGAAACCGGTAGGTTCGCTGAGGGTCGACGAATCAGATCCAGACAGCGGACCTTATTTATTTCTCGAATTAGATCATTTCGGGGCAGATGCGATATATAAGAAACGCTATGTCTGCTTACGGGTTGAGCTGAAAAATTATATTTCGCATAAATAACACTCTCTATTATGGAATGAACCTAATAATTATTTGAAAGGAGAACCGAAATGGAAGAACAAAACATTGAAGAATTATTGAGTGAGGAGATCGCAGCACAGATTAAAGCTTTATCTGAAATGGACTCCGGAAGCAAAGAAAAATCGATGGCGATCGATGATCTGACGAAGCTTTACAAGCTGAGAATCGAGGAGAACAAGAGCGTATGGGATGCCGATGAGAAATACAATCGACGTGTTATGGATGACGAGTCCAATGCAAAAGATTGTGATTTCAAAGAGCGGCAGATCGCAGAGCAGGTTAAGGATCGATATTTCAGAATTGGTATTGCAGCAGCAGAATTATTGATCCCATTGATGTGTTATGGCATCTGGATGAATAAAGGATTTAAGTTTGAAGAAACTGGAACATTTACATCGTCAACATTCAAAGGTTTGATCAACCGTTTTAGACCTACTAAGAAATAAAACGGAGAATTCCAAACGTTGGGGACGTGCGTAATACATGTCCCTTTCGTTTTTGCTTCGCGTATTTTACAAGTGTTTTTATGGAAAGGAGTGACTTTATATGAGTAAAATCTACATTGAAGTACCAAAAACCACAAATATGACCACGGTAAGTGTACCTTGCGGGAAGGAGGACGATTACTTATGGCAGTTTACAGTAATGTTTGAAGAATGCGAGTATTTGCAGAAACGGATTGTAACCGTATTGGACAACAACTGTGAAGAAGGCGAAGAGCCGACGATTCAGAGTCAAGTTGTTAAGAACGAGAACGATCGAAAAACAGAGTTTGAATATCACATTGATCAAGCAGGATTGAAAGCTGACGTAACTATTACAGTATTCTTCTGTAAGGAAAACAGGATTATTACAGTCGAGTGGTAACCGTATTTCAGGAGATGTGATCAATATTGCATCTCCTTTTCTTTTTACGTGAAAAATACATGGCTCTTTATGAGAGAATAAAGCTTTATCTCTTGAACAGATTAACTATGGTCGTTATACTAATAATACCAGTATGGCGAGCAGACAAATTTGAAAGGAGATTTTAGCATGAGTATTTTTAACGAAAAACAGATTAAGGCAATGGAGAGCGGAACATATATCTGCTCTGAGTGTGGAAAAGTAATGGAATTTGAAGACAAATGGGAGGACACGTTAGTATGCCCTCACTGTGGACACAGCGTTGATTTAGATGAGTATGGCTGTGAAGGAGATAATAAGTACGAAAACGTATATCCAACCAGAGAGGAAGTTCTCAACATTGCAGACGAGGACGATCGTCAGAAGAATAAGTAAAAATATTATTAGCTAAAGAGAAAAGGGTCTTAGAGAAATCTAAGGCTCTTTTCTTTTTTGGAGTTTGGAGAAATAGATGCGATACCATTATACAAAGCCGGATATTTATCTGTCCATGTATGGTGAATTATATATTTGCAATCATCCGGTTTATAATCGTTGTACGCTATTCACGATAGGAGATAAAGGTTTGTCCGTAATTCAGCAACGTTTTAATTCCGATACAAAAAGCACATATTGGACAGAGGTTGATTCCTGGCTGACGGATTCACTATATTTACATCCCAAATTTAAAGAATATTTCGATAGTCGAGCAGGAAAGTGTACGGACGGACTATATCCGACGGTCACTATAAGACAAATAATGTGGGCATTAAAAATGAAGCCAATACAGCGTCAACGATGGGAAACATGTTTCGATAGACGTGAGATTTGAACGCACTTTTTACAAAGACTTTTATGGAAAAGGAACTAAATAATTTAACATAAAGGAGAATGAAAAATGATTGAAACTTATGTATCTATCGGAAAAGTAACTGATTATGCGATTGGTGTTCTTAAGTATTTCGCTACAGCAAGTTCGATTTTACTGATTAGTATTATCGGAGCTTTGACGGCGTGGATATTTTTGAGTGCGGTCGGTATGATCGTTGCCATCTTAGGTATAATAGCAGCAACTATTGCGTTGACTTTGGGGATTTATGAGTTACATATCCAAAAGAGACGGAGACGCTAACAACGTCTCTTCTTTTTCGCCAAAATAACAGTTCCTTTTATGAAAAACTGAAGCTTTGAAAGGAGTAAAAGGAGCATGGACGAAATGAGAATAGTATCGAAATTCACGAGGGGGATTATTTCTAAAGCAATAAAGATGGTGATACGCAAGAAAACTGGATACAACATTGATATTCAGTTGAACGAGGCTATTACCACTATAAGTGACGGAAAGACTCATCTTCATCTGGATGTAGACGCAGAACTTGATAAAGACGAGCTGATGAGCATCTTAAAGAGTATTGGTTTGAACTAACCGAGAGGGGCGTACACAACGCCTCTTTCCTTTTACTTCGCAAAATTTACAAGGCATATTATGAGAGACAGTAGCTCAGTGGTAGAGCGCGAGACGATTAAAGTCCCGAAGTCGATGGTTCGAGTCCATCCTGTTTCTCTTTTATTTTTTGCAGAAAGGAGAGAGCGGATGTCTATCGAACAACTTGACTTATTGTTATACGATACGTATCAGATGGATGCGTGGTTTCCATTCGGTTGGAAATGGAAGAAAGAGCTTGAAAAATCGAGCTATTCGATATGGGCTATTGATGAGTTGAAAAGATACGTCGTCGGTAGACTTTATCCAAAGAAATCTGGAAAGATTGAGGACTTCATCACACTTGTTGCGGAATTTCGGCGAATGATGAATCAGTTTTCAAAAATCAATCCGGATAACAATTTTATGTTTTCAGTAGCAGTGGACGTATCCACAGACGTCCTTGACATATTACACGCTATGAAATAACACGAAAGGAGAACGACATGAAGAAATTAAATCTTCAACGACTCGCTCAGAGGTCAAAAATTTATCTGAGAAAAGCATCACCGACAATATTGTCCGGGTTTGGTGCAGCTGGTGTTATCGTGACATCTGTATTGGCTGTACGTGCGACACCGAAAGCTCTTCGTAAAATTAGAGCCGACAGCAAGGAAAATCATGATGGCGATCCGGAGGCTTATAGCAGGTTCGAAGCTGTTAAATCGGCATGGGTCTGCTATATTCCGGCAGCAATCAGCGGAACAGCAACGATATTCTGTATATTTGGTGCTAATGTTCTGAATAAGCGGCAGCAGGCAGCCCTCGCCAGTGCTTATGCGTTGCTGAACGATTCCTATAACAATTACAAGGCTAAATTAAAAGACCTGTACGGCGAAGACGCTCATCAAAAAATTATCGATGCGATTGCATCCGAAAAGGCGAAGGACGTTTACATCACATCGACTGGATTATTAAGAAATAGTTCGCTCGATTTTGATGAGCATGATCCGAATGATGAACGATTATTTTATGATGTATTTTCGAACCGATATTTCGAAAGTTCCATCAATAGGGTTATTCAGGCAGAATATCATTTGAACCGTGATTTTGTTATAAGTGGTTATTTGCCTGTGAATCATTTCTACGAGCTTCTTGGTCTTGCGCCATTGGAGAGTGGAAATTCTGTTGGATGGAGTATTGATGACGGGTTATATTGGATCGATTTTAATCATTCAAAAGTAATGTTGGATGACGGGCTTGAAGTGCTGGTTATAGATATGGATTGGGTTCCGGATGTCGGATGGGATGCTGAGTAAGCTTGGTCATTCGCATAAATCACAAGCTGTATTATGAAAGGAGAGTGTCATCATGAACAATAAAAGCAAATGGATTAAGGCTATTGGAGTGGCAGCAACCGTAATCGGTGTAGGTGTAAATCTTATCACCGATTGGGTAAATGAACAGAAAATGGACGAGAAAATTGAAGAAAAGGTCAGCGAAGCACTTGCCAAAAGAGACAATGATGAAGCGGAGGAGTCCTAACAAGACTCTTTCGCTTTTTCTTTTGGAGGAGACAAATGGAATTGCCGACTAAAAGAGCCATTTATACTGTCCGTTATGCTATTGCAACAATGCCTGTAATTCAGCGTGGATATAACTTCGAGCAGGCAAGTTATATGAGATGGGCTGGAAGAGAAGTGTTAATACGACTCTGCAAACACCAAGAGACACCACCGCTGATCGTGATTGAATCATTTCGAGATGAATGTGATTCATATTCATGTGTGAATCCACGAACAAGTTATGTTTTTTCTTGTGCAAAAGATATGGCGGAATGGATTATAGACCTGCTGATTTCATAGGTACCAAAATAATTTTTTATATTTTGAAAGGAGAACAACAATATGTGTGTAAGAGAAATGACTTTGGGAGAGGAAATTATCAGCTTAACCGGGAAAGGTGTTGACATTCCAACTGTAGAGAGAATGTATAGAAAGTATATCGATCTCAGTGCAAATAAAGAAGCAACCCAGGCATGTGAAGAATACTGTAAGGCTGATGTTGAAGCTTTAACGCAGACTTTCAATGCTATTTTTGGAAGCAATCCGTTTCTTCCAGATGATATTTCCACGGGCGATCAGATTGAAATTCCGCTTGGAAATCTTGGAACTTTTACAGCAACGGTTCAGAAAATTACGAATGATAAAGTGTTGTTCATTTTTGATGATTATGTTGCTAAACGTCCAATGAATGAAAATGGAAGCAATGATGGTGGATATGACGAGTCTGATTTGAAGAAATGGATCGATACTGAACTGTACAAAATGTTTCCAGAGGCTTTTAGAAAAAGAATGATAAGCTTAACCATCCCGACAGTTGGAGACATTTATGGTTGGGGCAGCGAATGGGATCGTACGAATTTTGAGCGTGATAATCATGCTCAGCTTCCACTTATGAAACAGAGACGAAACCGTGTTGCTTATTACAACAACGATTGTGCACGGGGTTGGCTTCGCAATGCTACCAAGAATGGGTTTTCTTCGGATGACTTTGCCACTGTGAACTGCCTTGGCGAGACGAACTACAGCGGCGCTTCGAACTCTTGTGGGGTTCGTCCGGAGTTCTGGTTGGTTAGATAAATCGCGGGGCCTTGTACCCCGTTTATATTTTATGGAGGATAGACCGAAATGCAGAAACCAAATTTAACAAAAATGTGTAGAAGTGTAAAAACAGCTACAGTAAAGCATAGTCCTGAAATCCTCACAGGAATTGGAATTGCTGGAATGGTTACGACTACCATAATGGCTGTACGTGCGACACCGAAAGCAATCCGATTATTGGATGAGGAAAAACGACGTCAGCAAGCAGACAAACTGGAGCCGATGGATGTCGCTAAAATTGCTTGGAAATGTTATATTCCCGCGGCAGTTACTGGAACGGTGTCGATTGCTTGTCTCATCGGAGCAAGTTCCGTAAATGCTCGAAGAAACGCAGCACTGACCGCAGCGTATACCATTTCTGAATCAACATTGAGAGATTATCAGAAAAAGGTATTAGAGACGATCGGTGAGAAGAAGGAACAGACGATTAGAGATGAGGTTGCTAAAGAACGTCTGAAAAGAGAACCTGTTGAGAATAAAGAAGTTATCATCACAGCAAAAGGCGATACTTTATGTTTCGATGCTGTGTCCGGGAGATATTTTAAATCCGATATTGATAAGCTGAAAAAAGTCGAGAATAAATTAAATCGGCAAATGAGGGATGAGATGTATATTTCCCTTAATGATTTTTATTATGAAATTGGATTGGAGCCGATTAAACTTGGTGATGATCTTGGATGGAATATCGACAACGGCTATATTGATCTGAGATTTAGTTCTCAGTTGGCTTCGGACGATACACCATGTCTTGTGATCGATTACGGATACGGACCCAGATACGATTTCCGTAATTTAATGTAGCAGTTCGCAAAAATTACGAACACTATTATGGAAGAACCACATATTTCAAATCTGAAAGGAGAATATATTATGGAGAACAACAACGAAATCATGAACAACAATGAAGAGGTTATCGAAACAGCTACAGAGGAAATCGTAAAAGCGGCTTCTAATGGCGGTATGAAGAAAGCGACAACTATCGGATTGGCTATGATTGCAGGTGCATTAACCTACAAATTCGTAGTCGTTCCGGCAGCAGCAAAATTCAAAAACTGGCGTGAGAATCGTAAAACGGTTGTAAATCAGCAGCAGGACGATACAATCGACGGAGAGTTCGGAGAAGACGATGAGGAAACCGAGGATGATTCTTTATAAGAATTGAATCGATGATTCAGACAGAGGGAGAGTACCTATAACAGGGTGCTTTCCCTTTTGGTTTTTAGTGGTAACGGTTAATTGAAAGGAGAAAATAGATATGGATAAAGTTGTGAAATTGAATGCTCTTAGCATTGTAGCTGGATCAGTAGCGGTTGCTGTAGCTTGTAAAGTAACCAAATCGCCATGGTGTCTGATGGGGTTAGTGTTAATTCCTACGTTCCATTATAATTCATCTGAAAGGAGAAAATAGAAATGGAGGAATACAAATCCAATTCCCATAAATCACGACAGAACCAGAATGATGATATTCCAGAGAAAAGAGTTGAAAAAGTTGTCAGTGGTTCTGTCAAATCGAAGAAAAAGAATGGTCTTCAGAAGATTACAAACGTATTTGTTCCGGAAGATGTAGACGATGTAAAAAGTTATATTTTTGAAGACATCGTGGTTCCGGCCGTAAAAGACATTATCTTGGATGCTGTCAGAGCATTCCTTGGTGTTAGCGGAAACTCAAGGGGAGGGAGATTGTCAACGTCATCCAAGATCTCTTACCGTAAGTATTATGACGATCGGGATCGACGAGATTCGGGAAACGTATCAAGAACACGAACTGGATACGATTACGATGATATCATTCTGGAATCTCGTGGCGAAGCAGAAGATGTCCTGGAAAGAATGGACGAGCTTATTGCTACATACCAGGTAGTTAGTGTCGCTGACTTCTATGATCTGGTTGGCGTTTCTGGCAACTATACAGACAATAAATATGGATGGACTGATATTCGGAATGCATCTGTAATTCATGTGAGAGACGGATATATGATTAAACTTCCGAAGGCATTACCGTTGAACTAGGAGGATATTTATGTACGAATCAGATGACAAAATGGTGTCTCATCCGAGCCATTATCAGTCAGAAACAGGTTTGGAAGTGATCGATGTTATTGAGGCATTCACTTTCGATTTAAAAGGTATCGAAGCAACCGATACGGGTAACATTATCAAGTATGCGTGCCGCTGGAAAAATAAAAACGGCATTCAGGATTTGAAAAAGATCATGTGGTACACGCAGCACTTGATCGATCATTTAGAGAAGAAAGAAAAAATTGAAGAGGAGAATAACTGATATGAAGAAAGAAGAAATCATGAAGAACGTTTCCGCTACTTTCAGCAAAGTAAGTGTGAAACTTAAGAAGCATAGTCCCGAGATTCTAGTAGTGGCTGGTGTTGTTGGCACTGTTGCAAGTGCTGTTATGGCTTGCCATGCAACAACTAAGTTGGACAGCGTATTGGAGAAGTCCAAAAAAGATATTGATGCTATCCATAAATGTGCTGAAAATGAGGAACTGGCAGCTGAGTATTCTAAGGACGACGCAAAGAAAGATCTGGCTATCGTTTATGCACAGGCTGGTGTAAAAGTCGTTAAGCTCTATGCTCCTGCTGTTGCGCTTGGAACCTTATCCATCGCGAGTATTGTTGCGTCTCACAATATTCTCAAGAAGAGAAATGTAGCACTGGCAGCCGCTTATGCAACTGTTGATAAGACTTTCAAGGAATACAGAAATCGAGTCGTTGAACGCTTTGGTGCAGAGGTTGATAAAGAACTTCGCTACAATATCAAAGCAAAGAAATTCGAGGAAACTGTAACTGATCCGGACAGTGGTAAAGAGAAAAAGGTGAAGTCTGCCGTAGATGTAGCGGCACCTTCTACGAACGATTATGCACGTTTCTTTGACGATACCTGTGAGGCATACGAATCCAATATGGATTACAACCTTATGTATCTGCGTTCTCAGCAGAATCTGGCAAATGATAAGCTTAAGGCTAATGGATATTTATTCCTTAGCGATGTTTACGATCAGCTCGGTATTAAGCGTACTAAGATGAGTCAGACTGTTGGTTGGATTTATAAACCTGAGGGAAATGAAAGCGGCGACAACTTTGTTGATTTCGGCATTCTGGAGACCAACCGTGAAACTGAGGATGGCGGTTATGAGAAAGCCATTCTTATGGAGTTCAATGTAGACGGACCGATTCTCGATCTGATCTGATTTTGTGAGGAGGATACATATGCGAAATTATATTCGTATGGTGCTCCTCCCTACTCTTTGTGTATTTGCGATTATTTGCACAGGTTTTGTCTGCTCGGCAGAACAGGTAAACCGGTACGAGTACATCGAAATACAGCCGACTTTAAAAGCTGAACCTATTGATCCTATTGTAATTATTTCTGAGCAACCCTTGGAGGAAACGGTGTCGGCAGTTGAAATCGAAGAGTATGTGGAGGATACACTATTGCCACGGGAAGATATTGAGCTAATTGCTCTTGTAACTATGGCAGAAGCTGAGGGTGAATGCGAGGAAGGTAAGAGATTAGTGATCGACACCATATTAAATCGTATTGATTCCGTATACTTCCCAGATACAGTGCATGACGTTGTATATCAAGCAAATCAGTTTTCGTCCATGTGGAATGGGAGGGTTGATAAGTGCTTGGTGGACGATGATATTTGCCGGTTGGTTGAAGAGGAACTGCACTCCAGAACCAATGTAGATACGATATTCTTCACAGCTGGCGGATATGGAAAATACGGAACACCAATGTTTCAAGTAGGTAACCATTATTTTTCAAGTTATGAATAGAAAGGAGTCCTAAATTATGACAGGTTTTATGGGATTAACATTTTCAGCATTTGCTGGCATTTGCTTTGTTAGTGGTATAGCCGTTCTTATTGGCGGAAAGGAGCATAGCTGATGGATGGCATTGGAAATTTTATATCCATGATGGATTGCATATTGGATACTAAGAGAAAAAGACATATCACAGGGGGCATTCTGTTGAGTGCCTCTTTACTTTTTGGTGGGCTTGCTCTCACTGTTATGACAATTCAGAACGAGGAGGACGAAGATGAGTAATAAAGCTCTGTTTTCTTTGGCATTTATCATCGGCACTGTGACTGGTTCGGTAGTGACATGGTATCTGCTTAAAGATAAATACGAAGCTCTTGCGCAGGAAGAAATTGACTCTGTAAAGGAGGTTTTCTCAAGACGTGAGCAGGAATTAAAGGATAAGTCTGTAAAAAAGACTGTTGCTGAAGGCATTAAAGATACGGACAAAGAAAAACCAGATATTAAAGAGTATGCAAGGCGATTGGCAAAAGAGGGGTACACCAGATATTCTGATTTTGGGTCGGAAGAGGAAGAAGAGCCTGTTTCTGAAGCCGGTCCATATGTGATTCCGCCGGAGCAGTTTGGCGACGATGAAGAGTATGAGCAGATCAGCCTTACCTACTATGCAGACGGTGTGCTGGCTGATGAAAATGATGAAGTAATCGAAGATGTGGAAGATGCTGTTGGAATTGATTCTTTGAATCATTTTGGAGAGTATGAGGACGACTCTGTCTTTGTTCGTAATGACGCAAGAAAGTGCGATTATGAAATTCTCCTTGATCAGAGGACCTATTCTGAAGTGGTTGAAGATATGCCGCATCAGATGGAGGTATGATGACACGGGATGAGCTGAACAATGCATATTTTGACTGGATGTACCAGCTCGTATGTGACGACGAATATTCGCGAGGTTTGTCGTATCGTAAGCTGTTATCTTTGCTTCACGATACAGATTTCACGTATACGATTGCTCTTGATGGCAACCGCTATGACGATGGAATTGATCTTCGATACAGATTCGGAAATGAGCAGGGATACCGGGATAATATAATTGCAAGTTATTTGGATAATCGTCCGTGCAGTGTTTTAGAAATGATTATTGCCCTTGCTATACGCTTAGAAGAGCACATCATGGATGATCCGGACATCGGTAACCGAACCGGTCAGTGGTTTTGGGATATGATTGTGAGCCTTGGCTTAGGTTCTATGGATGATTCCAAATTTGACAAGGCTTATGCCATCGATGTTATTCGGCGATTCCTGAATCGTGACTACGAACGGGATGGCAAGGGTGGTTTATTCACAATCGAGCATTGCAGATATGACATGAGAGATATTGAGATCTGGTATCAGGCTAACTGGTATCTTGACAATGTCAGATAGGAGGACGTCATGAGCCATAGTGAAGTATATAAGTGGTTCGAGTTATATTTTCCTCAGTATGCTGGGGATAAAGTGGAGAGCTGGTTCCAGAACGGAAAGAACAGTATTCGCATCCGTCAAAAGAACCATCAGGAATTTATATTTACATTCAACAATGAAAGAAATTGGCGGTTTGAGACTGTTGAGAGCTTCATGAATGGATTAAGAGGAGGTAAGAAATAATGGGCGAAATGCTTACTTATATTTTCAGTAGTTTACGATCATCGGAGAAAAGACTGGATGTTGTCACAAGAGCTGTCAGTAAACAGCGGAGTTTCAATAAGCAACTTACAATCTTTGTTGCTCTGACAACTGCAAACTTGGTTGTTATGAAAATCGAGCAGAAGGACCAGGCACTGCGTATCAGAAAGCTGGAAAAAGAAATTGAGGAACTGAAGCGTTCGGAAGGAGAGTAAAAAATGCGATGATCGACTTTATGGTGATTTCAACACGTTCAACGAAACGTGGAGTAATAGAAATCTATCCAAAGTTCATTATTAAAAAAAGCACAGATCTAATGATTCGAGGTGGTGATTTCTATGCTATCTGGATTGAGGAACGTGGTTTATGGTCTACGGACGAGCAAGATGCTTTGCAGCTCATTGACCGCGAACTGGATAGATATGCTGAGGAGAACCGCCAGCGTTTTAACTCCGATATTAAAGTCCTGCATATGTGGGATGCCGAGTCAGGTATGATCGACTCATGGCATAAGTATTGTCAGAAACAGATGAGAGACAGCTTTCATACGTTGGATGACAAACTTATATTTTCCAATACAGAAACTAATAAAAAAGACTACGCCAGTAAAAAGTTGAATTATCCGCTTGAAGCTGGCGATTTGTCTGCCTATGAGAAATTGATGTCTACTTTATATTCGGAAGAAGAGCGGACAAAAATTGAGTGGGCTATAGGGTCAATCGTATCTGGAGAATCCAAAAAACTGCAAAAATTTATGGTTTTATACGGAGCTGCTGGAACAGGTAAATCCACAGTTCTTAACATTATTCAGCAGCTTTTCGACGGATACTATTCTGTATTTGATGCAAAAGCACTTGGATCTTCCAGCAATTCTTTTGCATTGGAAGCATTTAAAACGAACCCTCTAGTTGCCATTCAGCATGATGGTGATTTGTCAAGAATTGAGGATAACACCCGATTAAACAGCTTAGTATCTCACGAGTTGATGACTGTGAATGAAAAATTCAAGTCTACATACTCAAACAGGTTTAAATGTTTCCTGTTTATGGGAACAAATAAGCCGGTTAAGATTACGGATGCGAAGTCTGGTCTGATTCGAAGATTGATCGATGTATCGCCGTCTGGAAATAAGCTGAACCCCAAAGAGTACAAAACGATTGTGAAGCAGGTGGAATTTGAGTTGGGAGCTATCGCTTATCATTGTCAGGAAGTATATTTGGATAATCCCGGTCGTTATGACGATTATATCCCAATCACGATGCTTGGTGCATCTAATGATTTTTACAACTTTATCATCGATTCGTACCATGTATTTAAGAAAGAAAACGGGACAACTCTGAAAGCAGCATGGGAGATGTATAAAACATACTGTGATGACGCCAAAGTCGGATTCCCGTTTTCGCAGAGGGTATTTAAAGAAGAACTTAAAAACTACTTTCATGATTTTCAGGAGCGGTTCAATCTGGATGATGGAACTCGTGTTAGAAGTTATTACATTGGGTTCAGAACGGAAAAATTTGAAGAGGAGACTGTGGAGGAAAAGCCGGAAGCGGTCAAACCGACACTGATCCAATTTGATAGCACTGAATCCATATTCAATGATGTGTGTTCGGAATGCCCCGCACAGTATGCTTCGGAAAATGAAACGCCTCAGAAAAAATGGGATTCTGTTCGCACAAAATTATCTGGAATTGATACAAGAAAACTTCATTATGTGAAGGTTCCGGAGAATCACATCGTAATCGACTTTGATATTCCGGATGAATCTGGAAACAAGTCATTCGAAAAGAATTTAGCTGAAGCAAGTAAGTGGCCGCCGACCTATGCTGAGCTTAGTAAATCAGGACAAGGTATACATCTTCATTATATTTATACTGGTGACCCGACGCAGCTTAGTAGGGTATATGACGACCATATTGAAGTTAAGGTGTTCACAGGCAAAAGCTCATTGCGACGTATGCTGTCAAAGTGTAATAATTTGCCTATCGCAACAATTAGCTCCGGTTTACCGCTGAAAGGAGAACAAAAAATGGTAAATTTTGAAGCGATTAAGAGCGAGAAAGGGCTTAGAACACTAATCAAACGGAATCTTAATAAAGAGATACATCCGGGAACTAAGCCCAGTATTGATTTTATTTATAAAATACTGGAAGATGCACATGGAAGTGATTTGAAGTACGATGTCACCGACATGCGCAATTCGGTATTAGCCTTTGCAGCAAACAGCACTCATCAAGCAGATTATTGTATTAAGTTGGTTAACAAAATGCAGTTTAAATCCGTAGATCCGTCCACAGCGGTGAAAAATGATGATGCGAAGCTGGTATTCTATGATATTGAGGTTTTTCCAAACTTATTCCTTGTAAACTGGAAGATTAAGGGTGAGGGAAAGCCAGTTGTAAGAATGATCAATCCGTCACCGAGCGATATCGAGGAGTTGATGCAGTTCAGACTTGTCGGCTTCAACTGCCGGAGATACGATAATCATATTTTGTATGCCAGACTGATGGGTTATACAAATGAACAGTTGTATAACCTGTCGCAGAAAATTATCAGCGGAAGTCCGAACTGTTTCTTTGGAGAGGCGTACAACGTATCTTATACAGATGTGTATGATTTCGCTTCGGCTGACAATAAGAAGAGCCTTAAGAAATTGGAAATCGAGATGGGCATTCATCATCAGGAGTTAGGACTTCCATGGGATCAGCCTGTTCCGGAGGAGCTTTGGGTAAAAGTTGCTGAGTATTGTGATAACGATGTTATCGCTACCGAGGCAGCTTTTAATTATTTAAAGGCTGATTGGACGGCGAGACAGATTTTGGCAGATTTAGCTGGAATGACTGTAAACGACACGACGAACAGCCTCACAACCAAGATTATATTTGGCGGAAATCGAAATCCTCAGGACGAATTCCATTATAGAAACTTAGCTGAACCGGTTACAAGTCTTGATAAGGAAACTGAGGAGTTTTTAAAAGAAGCCTGCCCGGAGATGATGGCCGAACCGCATTATGGATGGAAATGGGAAGATAAAGAAGAAGTTCCGTTTGAATCTTCGAGTCGTCTTCCATATTTTCCGGGATATAAATTCGATCACGGGAAATCAACATATCGCGGTGAAGATGTAGGCGAAGGTGGATTCGCACAGGGATTTCCAGGCATGTATGGTAATGTTGCACTTCTTGATATTGCTTCCATGCATCCGCACAGTATTATTGCAGAGGTATTGTTCGGTCCAAGGTTCACAAGAGCATTCATGGAAATTGTAGAGGGGCGTGTGGATATTAAGCATGAAGCATGGGACGTTGTAAATACGATTCTAGATGGAAAGCTTACGCCTTATATTCAGAAAGTTCTGGACGGGGAGATGACGTCAAAGGATTTGGCGAATGCGTTAAAGACTGCAATCAATTCCGTATATGGGCTTACATCTGCGTCTTTCGACAATCCGTTCAGAGATAAGAGAAACATTGACAATATCGTTGCTAAGCGCGGTGCGTTATTCATGATTGACTTGAAGAATGAAGTGCTGAGTCGTGGATTTACCGTGGCACACATCAAGACGGACTCCATTAAGATTCCAGATGCCACACCTGACATTATTCAGTTTGTTATGGATTTCGGTAAACGATACGGATACACATTTGAACACGAGGCTACGTATGATCGCATGACATTGGTCAATGATGCCGTATATATCGCAAAGTACAAATCAGCAGAAGAATGCCAGAAGATGTATGGTTACATTCCTGACGACAACAAAAAGAAAGGCGGAAAATGGACTGCGACAGGTACTCAGTTCCAGATTCCATATGTATTTAAGAAGCTGTTCAGCAGAGAAGAAATCGCATTTGAAGATATGTGCGAGACTAAATCTGTGAGCAGCTCTTTATATTTGGATCTGAATGAGGAGTTACCGGATGTCAGTAAGGAAGAAAAAGAATTCAGCAAGGCAGAAAGTGACTATAAGAAAGGACTGTTATCCGACACAACTTTTGAAACTACATGCCAGAAGCTTACACAATTGATTGAGAAAGGACACGATTATCACTTCATTGGAAAAGTAGGTCAGTTCTGTCCGATGAAAGATGGATATGGAGCTGGTCTTCTGATGAGAGAAAAAGACGGTCGTTACTATGCTGCAACTGGTTCCAAAGGTTATCGTTGGATGGAATCGGAAATGGTCAAAGAACTTGGCAGGGAAGACGGCATTGACCGCTCCTACTACGACAAGCTGGTTGACGAGGCTGTAAAAACTATTTCGCAGTATGGTGACTTCGAGTGGTTCGTGTCTGACGATCCGTATGTTCCAGAGCTTGGCGCAAATGACGCTGATGTTGATTGCGTTGTTCCATGGGCGATGCCTTGTGGAGAGGATAAGTATCGGACATGCTTCGACTGCCCGCATTTCAACAATGATAACTTCCATATGGATTGCGATCTTGATTATGATATTTCAGATATTGTGATGAAGCACGCAATGAATCCACCGGAAAATTAAAAAAAAAATAAAGGAGAATTTAATCATGGCAAGAGCAAATGTAAATGAGCTGATTATTGAAAATGCTCGTATTATGTTCAGAAATTTCAGAGGAGAGGAGACTAAGTACAACAGAGCTGGTAACCGTAATTTCTGTGTTGTAATCCCAGACGTAGACCAAGCACAGAAACTCAGCGAAGACGGATGGAATGTAAGAATCCTTCCGCCGAGGGATGAGGACGAATCACCTCTTCACTATATTCAGGTAGCTGTTCGGTTTGATAATATTCCGCCGAATGTATACATGGTCACCAGAAGAGCCAAAACAAAGCTTGATGAGGAATCTGTATCTTCTCTTGACTATGCTGAAATCAGAAATGTTGATCTGATTATCAGTCCGTCAAAGTGGGAAGTGAACGGAAAATCCGGCATCAAGGCATATTTGAAGACTATGTACGTCACGATTGAGGAGGACGTGTTTGCTGAGAAATATGCGGACGATGAAGAGATGCCGTTTAACTAAATCATATTTGAGAGTGCTGGCATAATAGCTGGCACTCTTTCTTATCGAAAGGAGGTACTGCAATATGAAGAAATTCGAACATGGGAAGATTGCGGTAACACGCGGCGTTTATGATGCAATGGTGAATAACGCTTCATTTGCTGAATTTGTCAGAAAGTCCTTGTATGAGAAATATCTGAACTGCGACTGGGGTGATACCTGTGATGAGGATGCCAAATCGAATGATTACGCATTAGAGCATAAAGAGCGCATTCTTGCAGTTTACACCCAGCCGGGTACGGACAATACGATCTGGATTATTACAGAATGGGACAGAAGTGTAACGACTGTTTTATTTCCAAGCGAGTATTAAGGAGGAGCCGTATGAATAAAAGATATTCAATAGCAGATAGTGATTGTAAGGTTGAAATAAGAAAGTTTTATGAGAACGCTGCAAGAATTTCCGGATATTCAGTGACAGATAAGACAAAATTCGATTGTCGCAAAATCCGTGTGAGTAAATCGGTAGAAAAGCTCATTCATGATGAATATCGAAAAGCAAATTTGACGGATGAACAGATCGGAGCTATCTGGGTTATGTTCGGTCCAAAAGCAAATCTCGAGAGCGATGAACTGATGTTTGAGATTGAAGATGGATTCGCAACTGAGAGGTGAGTAAATGGCTGGAATAGAATTACGAGATTATCAGTTGGATGCTGTACAGCGAATGCGAAATGGCTGCATACTTTGCGGCGGTGTTGGAAGCGGAAAATCTCGTACATCTTTAGCCTACTACTATGTTCAGAACGAAGGTGTGCTTGGTACGGACGAATATGTTCCGATGAGTGATCCGCCTATGGATTTGTACATTATCACTACGGCTAGAAAGCGGGATACCTTAGAGTGGGAAGAAGAGATGGTCCCTTTTCTGCTTTCTACACACCCGGACGCCAGTTTATATTCTAACAAAGTTGTGGTTGATTCGTGGAATAACATAAAAAAGTATTCGGCGGTTGAGAATGCTTTCTTTATATTTGATGAGCAAAGAGTTATTGGTTCTGGAACTTGGGTAAAGGCTTTTCTGAAAATTGCTAAATCGAACCAATGGATATTACTATCCGCAACTCCTGGTGATACGTGGCAGGATTATATTCCGGTGTTTGTGGCTAACGGATTTTATAAAAACCGAAGCGAATTTACAAGAGAGCATATAGTCTATAGTCGATTCAGCAAATTTCCTAAAGTTGACCGATATTTGAATACTGGTAGATTGATTCGATTGCGAAATAAAATCTTGGTGAATATGGATTTTAAGCGCCAGACAGTTTCGCACCATGAGGATATTTATGTCAAGTACAATATCGAAATGTATAAAGATGTCGGAAAAACCAGATGGGACCCGTTTAAAAAAGAGCCAATTATCAATGCTGCCGGTCTGTGCTATGTGTGGAGAAAAATTGTAAATACAGATCAGTCCAGACAAATAGCTTTACTCGAAATTGTGGAGAAGCATCCGAAAGCGATTATATTCTACAATTTTGATTACGAGCTTGAACTTCTGAAAGAGATATTTTCTGGATACGAAGTTGGAGAGTGGAACGGCCACAAACATCAGCCAGTGCCGACTAGCGATACATGGGTATATTTAGTTCAGTACAATGCCGGGGCTGAAGGATGGAACTGTATTACGACGGACACGATTATATTCTATTCTCAGAATTATTCGTATAAGATCATGGCACAGTCTGCTGGTCGAATAGACAGGATGAATACACCATATACGGATCTGTATTACTACCATTTGAAATCCAGGTCTGGTATTGATCTTGCCATCAGTAAAGCATTGAAGGACAAGAAAACATTTAATGAAACGAGGTTTGTTAAGTGGAGACAATGATTTATAATCTGTGGATATTTTTGAAAATTTTATCTATCAAGTTGAAAAGTATGTCTGCGGAAGATTTTTACAGTCTGCTAATAGAGTGTGACTATCAACAAAGATTATATGCAATTTTGTTAAGATATTACATGTGAGGTGTCCTATGGAAAATATATACAAAGAGGTTGATTTCAAAACCTATTGCAAAACCTGTGAACATAAGGATCTCGAAGAAAAATTTGATCCTTGTAATGACTGTTTGGCAGAACCGATGAACGCAAATTCGAATAAACCTATTTACTGGAAGGAGGCTGAAAATGGTAGATAGTATCTTAGTTAGTGTTGATTTTTCAAACAAAAATGACACTGGAGTAATGGTTGTAGGAAGAAAACGAATGAATCAGTCTGTCGAGATTATCAATGCTTTCCAGGGAGATGAAGCGAGAGAACTTTATGAAAAGCTGGTAACAAAGAAAAAGAAGGAGGGTCAAAAGTGAGTTTTCAATACGATCAATATTTAGCCAGACATCGAGCAAATGTGAAAAGAGGGTTCGACTGGCTTTCTGAAAATTTACCGGAACTTATGACAAATACTCTCACCGCTGGATGGAATACCGAATTCGCTCACGACCAGTCTAAAAATGAGCCGGACGAATATGAGGCTTATGACGCCTACTTCTATGGTAACAATCGCTCTTATGAGGTTGTGCAGCGATATCAGCGAGCGTGGTTACTGCATATTCACAGAAATCCACATCATTGGCAATACTGGATTCTTATCCATAATGATATGGAACATGGCGAATTGGAGACCATTTTGGAAATGCCATACGATTACATCATTGAGATGATTTGTGACTGGTGGTCATTTAGTTGGCAGAGTGGAAACCTCTATGAGATATTCAACTGGTATGAGGAGCATTCCAAATATATGAAGTTAGCTCCCGGAACTAAAAATACAGTCGAGTATATTTTAGACAATATGAAGAATAAGCTTCAGATGTTGCAGTATGCGGATCAATCAGCCATGCAACCTGGAGCTTGATATTTGGAGGAGCTATGAACGGAACGACAAAAATAAATATCTTGGCGTATGCTTCAGAACCGGATAAAAACTTTAAATATGAAGGTGATATCGTTGACTACAAAGGAAAAAGATATTTTGTTAGTCTGGCTGAAGAACGTGTAGAATTTATCGGAATTATCAAGGAGGACAAGTAGAGTATGAAAGCGATTAAAGAAAACTGGAAACTCGTATTGATTGTGGCCGCTGGAATTGTAGCGGTTATTTTTATGTGTATCTTTGGAATTCAGGGATCACAGAACAAAGCGTTTGCATTGGAGGAGCAGGTCAATACGGCTGATTCTGACATCAAAGTACAGGAGAAAAGAAGAGTCGACCTTGTCTATAATCTGGCGGATTGTGTTAAGCAGTACGATAAGCACGAGGCAGAAACTCTTACAGCTATTGTAGAAGGGCGAGGAAAAACAACCAATCTTGAAAATGTAAACACTGCGATTGCTGCGGTAACTGAGGCATACCCGGAATTGAAATCCAACGAGAATTACAAAGAGCTGATGAACGAGTTATCCATTACGGAAAATTTAATATCTGGATACAGAGAAAATTATAATAAGCAGATCAAAGAGTACAACCGATATGTCCGGAAATTTCCGACTCGATTATTTTTAAATCTTCTCGGATATGAGGCTCGCCACTATGAGTACCTTAATTACAATGCGCCGGTAGACGCACCTCAGAACTTGTTCGGGAATTGATATTATGGGACGAAGAGGATTTGATTTTGGAGAATTCGAAATCACAAAACGGGAGATTTTAGCAAGCATATCCATAATTGCTGTTCTTCTTCTCATCGGATTTGTGATTTCCGGAAAGATTTCAAACTATATTCTGGATCGAAATGAGAAATACAATAAGGCTGTTAAAATTGAAGATTCCGGTTTATTTGAGTACGGGATGAGAACAAACATCGGCGATGCGTTTATTTATGGAGACTTAATAGCTGTAGATACGGTCTCTTATCCAGAAATTGGCGGCGAGTATATGTATGTGGAAAAAATAGAAGAACACTATAATAAACATACCAGAATCGTAACAACAACCGATTCAAAAGGGAAGACGCATACCAGAACAGAAACATATTGGTCTTGGGATTATGCTGGCAGCGAAGAGCAAAAATGCTTAGAAATTATGTTCCTGGAGCAGCGTTTTGATTCGAATAAAGTAGATCTTCCAAGTGCAGATTATATTAAAACTATAAACGAATCTCATTACGTCCGGCATAAATATTATGGTGTTAATACCCAGTATACCGGAACTGTATTCACCGAATTATGCGATAAAACAATATCGGATAATTCTCCATTTTACAAAGACAGCACCATAGATGAAACGATTGATTATTTAGAAACAGGTTTTGAATTGTGGATGTTTTGGGTGATTTGGATAATTGTAATTGGATTATGCGTATTCGGTTTCTATTATATCGACAACGAATGGCTTGAAAATTGAAAGGAGAAATTTTAAATGAAACCTAATATTATTGCAGTGGATTTTGATGGGACTTTATGCGAGAACAAATGGCCAGAGATCGGTATGCCGAATGAGGAGCTCATCGAGTATCTGAAAAAGAGACAGGCCAACGGAGAAAAACTGATTCTCTGGACAAATAGAGTTGGAAATCGGCTGGATGAAGCAGTTAAATGGTCAGCCGAAAAAGGATTGGTATTCGATGCTGTTAATGAGAATCTTCCGGAGATCGTTGAGGCATTCGGCGTAGATTCAAGAAAGATATTTGCGAATGAGTACATCGACGATCGTAACCGCTCTATCGGTTCCTGCCGTGAAAAATCAAGCATTGAGCGTTGGGCTGAAAACGAGGTCGCCATTGCTTGTCGTCGAGAAAAGCCGGACCGGAAAGACGGAGAATGGGATTACGGTTGTGCTTGCTATGAGAGTGCATTAAAAGCATTTCACTCCCTGTGCGAGGATGGTCATTCCGGATTCAGCATTGGGCTGACTAAGGCTATTCTGAACCGTCTGATCAACAACAAGCCACTTCTTCCAATTGAGGATACCGACGAGGTATGGAGTGATATTTCTGATATGAGTGGTCTGAAGGGAGAAGAGTGTAACTATCAGTGCAAACGCATGTCTTCCTTATTTAAGTACGTGTATGCTGACGGCACGGTTAAGTACAGAGACGTTGATCGCTATCATGGCGTGAATATCAACTGTCCGGATGCTTCGTATCACAGTGGACTGATTGATACTGTTATGGATGAACTGTATCCAATCACTATGCCGTATATGCCAGCCGACAGAGCTTTTAAGATTTATACTGAGGATTTCCTTGTAGATCCAGCGAAAGGTGATTACGATACTGTTGGAATTCTGTACGTAATCACTCCGTCCATGGACAAGGTAGCAATTAACCGATATTTCAAAGAAGTTCCTAACGGCTTTGCTGAGATTGATGAATCCGAATATGTAAAAAGAAAAATGAAGGTTCAGTGGGATGATTTGTTATTTAGCGATTTTAAAGGAATTAAAGAAGCATTTGGATTCGAATTGCATGATTGGCAAAAGAAATATTTAAAAGGCGAACTTGATTCCTTCCCGAATGGTCGCGGAAATGGTAAAACATTTGCTATGAATTTAAAAGCACTTCTTGGGGATGGTGATACCGTTACATTCGATGAGTTAAAAAGAAGGTATCGAATGAGTAATCAAGAACGTATTTATGTTAACAATATTCTTGATATGAATGCAAAATTATGCGCTGCCGGTTTTACAACCAATATAATAAAAAGGCGGTGATGGCACCAATGGATCGAAATAGATTTATCCAGTGCATGAAAAGCAATGTTGAGTTGTCGGATAAAGAGCGGCGGAGAATCATCAGAAAAAGTGTTGAGAGTCAGCCGTGGAAATTAAAGTGTACGATTGCCATGGAAGAGTTTGCGGAGCTTACGCAGGCGATCAGTAAACAGATTCGAGGGTATGATAACCGAATTGGACTTTTGGAAGAGATGGCAGATGCTTATATTTGTCTGGAATTCCTTAAGTCCATTTTTGATATTACACCGGAAGAATTGCGGAAAGCTATGGATATAAAATTACAGAGAGAAAGGAATAAACAGAGATGAGTAAAGAGATTAAAATTGCTGGAAGTATTTCATTTGGAGGAAAGCGCCTTAATGTATATGGGGATCTGGACGCTCCGCTGTTCAAGGCAAAAGATATTAGTCATGCTATCGGCTACAGTAGCGGCAATGAGTGGAGAATGCTTGAAATGTGTGAAGAGGACGAAAAGCTGAAACTACCTTTGGTAGTAGCAGGCCAGAGACGTTCCGCCAACTTTGTGACTGAGAACGGACTATACAATATCCTTGCTCAGAGCCGTATGGAGATTGCCAGATCCTGGAGACGTGTGGTTCATGATGAGCTTATCAACATGCGAAAAGAAAAGGGTAGAAACATCGCTGAGCAGTTCGAAGAGTGGGATCACGCAATGGATAACATTTACTTCGATGAGGAAACCGGTCAGCTTATGCAGTCGGTCACGGTTCCTGGTGGAGATGTAATCCAGATTTCTTATGAGAAGGAAGAAGAGTAATTAAAAAGTGGGCTATGCTGGACTAAGGAGCATAATAATCCAGATTGGTGGGGATCTGGATATTCTGAAAGGAGAACAGGATGATCTTATATGTGGTTCATGGAAATACCTATTATGATGGATACGGACATATAGAAAATATATTTGGTATCTATACGGAAAAATACGCAGCGGAAGCAGCTAAAGATCTAAGAATTAAAGAACTTTACGAAAAAGAAATTGCAAGGGGGCAGATGTCCATCGTTGAGAATGTGTCCGATATCGAAGTGAATATTTTGGAAATCGAAGCTGAAAAACTTGTAAATATCGAACTGGGAGGGTATTGCGAATGAGCATTAAATTAGAGCATGTGGTTCTGGCAAGTCCGGAACAGATGGAGTTTATCATTGAGGGTATGCGCAACCCGATGAATAGCTGGGAGAAGAGTGATAGTAGTTGTGGCACGGCAACCAGAGACACAAATGTTCAATGGAATGATGATTATTTTATCGGAACCAATGACGCCTATCTCATGCTGTGCTTAGCTAATGCCGGTACAGACCATAGAAAGTTCATGAGAATGATGCCGGTGTATGTGAGGATTACTGCACCTTTGTACTGGTGGAAGGAATTTGATACCTATAAGGTTGGTACCGTTGCTAATAGCTGTAGTACCATGCATAAAATCCAGGCTAAGGAATTTACGATGGATGATTTCTCGACTGAACATCTTATTTTTGATGATGCTGTATATTTAGATAACCATATTCATAAACCGAGTCAAGAATTTTCATCAAATGGTAATGCTATGATGAAAACTATGTGTGATCTTCTTAATCAGTATCGTGAAAAATACATTAAAACAAAAGATAAAAAGTATTGGTGGCAGATGATCCAGCTCCTTCCGAGCAGCTATAACCAGACCAGAAATGTCATGATGAATTATGAAGTCCTGGCAAATATCTATAAGTCCCGTAAGGATCAGTGGAGAGATTTCTGCAAATGGATTGAAGAGCTTCCATATTCTGAATTGATTACTGGAGGTACTAATGAAAAAATGGCGTAAATACATTTTATACATCTTAATTGTCACGATATGCGGTTCCATACTGGCTTTTATCAGAAACGAGAGTGTATTGATTTGTGACATTTACGTAATGATGGGTATTTTATTATTTGAAAAATGGGAGGATTAAATTTATGCATTTTGCAGTTATTCAGATTATCATCATGTTTCTTATCGGCTACGTATGCCTGTACTCGCTGCTCGACCGGATTATGAAGTGCATTGAACACTGCGCCACAGCCAGAGCATACGGACGGTTCAAAGAAGCCGGAGTAATGATAAAAATGAATGATGTAGCGGCTGGCATCGCAAAGTCAAAAGAGGAGAAGGGTAATGATACGAAAAGATTTGATTAAAAACAAGGTCTTCGGACTTATATCTATCGTGCTTGGAGCGTTGACAATCCCTATTGAATGGGACGCAACGTTCTTTTTATTTATGCTTATGTTAGGAATCTCGTTATTTGTGGCAAGAGAAAACTGGGTTTGTTAAGGAGACGGCTATATGAGCAGGGCTGAAAGGAGAAGAGCACAGAAGTGCGAGCAGAAATCTAAGACCGCTACATACAATCTGACAAAAGCTCAGTTAGATGTCCTGGTTCGAGAAAAGATATCTGGTGAACTGGATAGAGTTAAGCAGGAGGCTACGAATGATGCCGTCAATCAGGCGATGATCCTTCTGCTTACTCTGCCGCTTGAAGTGTTGATGGATCACTATTGGACGAAGACATACGCAAAGCGAATTCCAGAGTTTACAAAACATGTTCTTGAGTATTATGAGATGTGGCAAAACGATGAGCTGGATATGGACAAGCTTAAAAAAGATCTTTGGGAGTATGGCGGTGTACGATTAGAAGAAGTGGAGGGGTAAGTAAATGATATTTGCGATATTGGTGATTTTGGGAGCCATCGTTCTGGCAATAGTTTTAGCGGAGGAAGACAGCAAATGATATTTGTGTTTTGAGGAATCATCATTCTAGCAATAGTGGTTTTGTGTGAAACTTGAAGAAGCGGAGGAAGACAGTAAATGATATTTGTAATTTTAGGAATTATTATCTTGGCAGCTATTCTTGTTTTGGGCGGATATATTGCTCTATCTGTTATAAATGCTGCCATGTGGATGGACGATTCTATGAGATGGGGAGGTAGAGATGACAGCTAAGGACGACCGAAAAAACGCAGAGGGTTACAACGATCCGACAGCTTACAATGCGATCAAGAATATTGAGCAGGAACAAGACAAGGATGATGTGAGATTTCATCAGTTACTGAACATGCTGTTTTCACTTTGTGAATTGGCGGATTTCCATATCGAGGGGAGAGTTGTGCTGAAGGATAAAAGAACAGGAAAGGTTTGGAGGTAGGTGCGATGAAAATCTGTAAGGTAAGACCCGATCATTCAACCTATTCTGCTTGTATAGCTACTCAGGAAATGTTCAACGTGGTTGATGATTGCAGTAAATGTAAATTAAATACTGATACTTATGAATTATTGCAGGTCCGAACTGGTTTTTGGAGCGGTAACTACGCAATGGTTCAAAAGGACGGCAAAATTACCAAAGTATCATTAAACCGTGTTTATGACGTAAAGGAGAGTTTATAATGACTATGGAAGAATTATCGAAGGCGTGTGAAACTTTGGCGGAGGCGTGGAATAAAGCTTTGGAACCGATGGAGAAATTTGTTAAAGCTTTGAATGAGGCCTTCGCACATATGTATGATTCTGAGGAAGAGGCTCGTAAAATTTGCACCGGTCGGAAGCATAAATCTGTAAAGCGTGTGCCGGATTCTAAGATGTCTACGTACAATTACAAGCCTGCCGTGAGGCGTAATTTGCCCTATCAGAGACGTAATTTCTGACTGATTTTAGCTAATCTGGGTTAAAAATATTTGTAGTATCAGGTCAATTTTCTGCCCACTTTTGGGTTTTAGGATTTGACCAAAGCCCATTTATTTTTGACCAGGGCTGTTATTTTTGAAAAATTTTGGGTAAAAATCGGTCATTTTGGTCAGATTTGTGGTCAAATGCCCGGTTTCTGCCCACTTTTAAAACCCCACTTTGGCCAGAAGAAACCCAGTATTTATGCGGGTTTGCGGGCTTTTTGCCCACTTTCCCACTTTTAATACAAAACTATTATGATAAAAAGTTTAAATATATATAATAGTTTGCGAATAAAAGTGGGTTTTTGACCAAAGCAAGAAAGGAGCAGAAAATCTGAATGTAAAACAAAAAGTGACATGGAAAGATATTTTTGAGAATTTTAAGATGGTCTATCCAAACTTGTCCAAGGGGGCAAAAGATTTCAAACCGTATAATTACATGAGTATTGTCGTATATTTGGAAGATGGCAGCAGAGTGGTGTATGATGATCTTATGAAGCGCGCACGAATGCTTGCTGTTTGAAGAGGATTATCTTTCATTTTCAAGTCAACCATGATATACTCAAAGTGTCATATTTTTATTGCGTCCGAAAAATCCTTATAAAGAAGAGAGGAATATGATGAAAACTTTTGACGTTGTGGGTTGTGAAAAGATCACTGATATTTCGCAAAAACAAGAGTATAAAAAACTTATGCTTACGGATGAACAAAAAATGCAAGTTAGCGGGTTGTTGCAACAATTTCCAGCACTCTTAGCAACGGAGAAACTAAGTGATGCGTATATTATTCATTTTCCAAATGGGGTGGATGGCCATTTGATGAATTATGCTAAGGGTGGAGTCGGAACACCGATTCAAGATAACACGGGAAATATCATCGCTCATGCTTCTTTAGAAAAGACCAGTTCCGGACAGATTGCGATAGTGCAAGGATTTGCTGTAATGTCAATTATTACCAGTCAATATTTTTTGACTGAGATTAGTCATCAGTTAAAAGAATTAAGTAAAAGTATTGATAAAATTCTTGAATTCCTTTATGGCGATAAGAAGGCTGAGTTAATCGCAGAAGTTAGTTTTACAAAATATGCTTATGAAAATTACGCGTCTATAATGGCATGTAATGAGCAAAGAACCGCGACCATTAGTAGCATTCAAGCTGCTAGGAAAGTCGCAATGAAGGACATCGAATTTTACATGTCTGATTTAAACGATACAGTTAGTGAAACAAATGATTTACAGGAATGCGTTGATAAGGCTTTTAGAATTAAAAGTTGTTTAGAGCTTTCCATGCAGTTACATGTTATGAGTAATTTACTAGAGATTTATTATTCGCAGAATTTTGAGAATACACACATTCAATGGATTGAAAACAATGTTGTTGAATATTTGATTAAATGCGAAAAACGAATGCTTAGTGGATTTAGTAAATTGAGCGCAAGTATTCATGATTTTAAAAATGGACCATTGAAGAAAATAGATAAAATCGCGTTGGGAGACATGGTAAATGAAGTTATAGATTCTTTCGGAAGTGGTAGAGAATCAGATATGCATAAACAATTTCTTTCGGCATTACATTCAATGGATAAAGATATGAAATGCTATATCGATAAAGATGCAAATGTGTATTTAAAAGCATCTTTATAATAAATGATTCGGTTGTTTTGAGCAGAGATACTTTAACTGGTGTCTCTGCTTTTTTATTGCTCTTTTTTGCGCGCGAAAAAAACATGCCCTTTTATGAAGAGAGAGGATAAATAGGCATTTTTATTAAATGTCACATTCTCTTTTTAGTTTTTGGAAAATTGAAGGGAGGCTCTACTTATGTTGGAAAACAAGTTCCAGGCAAATTTGATTAAGGAACTGAAAGAAAGATTTCCTGGTTGTATCGTGATGAAAAATGACCCGACCTACATTCAGGGAATTCCAGATTTGCTGGTTCTACACAAAGACAAATGGGCTTCCTTAGAATGTAAAAAAAGCGCTGGCGCAAAGAAGCAGCCGAATCAAAAATATTATGTGGACCGTATGAATCAGATGTCGTTTTCAAGATTTATATGTCCAGAGAATAAAGAGGAGGTACTGGATGAACTTCAACAATCATTCGAACCTTGAAGGACAGCACGCCTTTCTTGGTGCCAGTAAATATCACTGGATAAATTATGGTGAGGATAAAGTGGCGGAAGCATATCGAAATTTCCTCGCCACACAAAAAGGAACTGTATTACATGCATTTGCAGCGCAGTGCATTATGCTCAATCAGAAATTACCAAAGTCGAAGCAGACATTGAACATGTATGTGAACGATGCCATCGGATTTAAGATGACACCGGAGCAGATCCTTTACTATTCCGATAATTGTTTTGGCACAGCCGATGCAATTTTATTTCGGAATAACTTCTTAAGAATTCACGATTTGAAGACCGGAAAGATTCCGGCACACATGGAGCAGCTTGAAATATATGCCGCTCTTTTTTGTTTGGAATATAAAGTGAAGCCTGGAGATATCGAAATGGAATTGAGAATCTATCAGAACAATGAAATTCTGTATCATAACCCAACGGCTGAAGACATTGTTCCAATCATGGACAGAATCATTACTTTTGATAAGGTGATTAAGAAAATCAGAGAACAGGAGGGGTAAGCTATGAATTCCATTGTGGAAGATATTTTAATGCATTATGGTATGCCACGGCGTTCTGGGCGTTACCCTTATGGTTCTGGAGAAAATCCGTATCAGCATAGTGGTGATTTCCTTAGCCGTGTTCAGGAATTAAAAAAATCCGGAATGAGCGAAACCGATATTGCTAAAAATATGGGTTTGACCACTACACAGCTTCGTACTCAGATGAGCCTTGCTAAAGATGAGCGTCGTGCACTCCAGGTGGCAACCGCAAAAGGTCTTCGTGAGAAGGGTTACAGTTTAAATGAAATTGCCGATAAGATGGGATTCGCTAATGATTCATCGGTTCGCTCTTTATTGAATGAAACTTCTGAAAATAGAATGAACCAGGCTAAGGCCACTGCGGATGTTCTGCGGAAACTCATTGAAGAAAAAGGAATGATCGATGTCGGAACTGGTGTTGAAAGAGAGCTTGGCGTATCAAAAGAAAAACTTAACCAGGCTCTTTATATGTTGGAACTGGAAGGATATCCGATTTATGGAGGTGGCGTTCCACAGGTTACCAATCCTGGAAAGCAGACCAATATCAAGGTCATTTGTCCGCCTGGTACCGAACATAAAGATATTTATGATTTTGAGAATGTCCATTCTGTAAGAGATTATATCTCCTATGACAATGGAGAGTCTTTTAGGAAATCTTTTGAGTATCCAGCCAGTATGGATTCAAAGCGTTTGCAGATCCGATATGCAGATCAGGGTGGTGTCGATAAGGATGGCGTAATTGAACTTCGTAGAGGTGTGAACGACCTGTCTTTAGGTGATTCCCACTACGCGCAGGTTCGTATTATGGTGGACGGAACCCACTACCTTAAAGGTATGGCTGTTTACTCTGATAACATGCCGGACGGTGTTGATGTAATTTTCAACACTAATAAAAAGTCTGGCACTCCGACCAAAGATGTTCTTAAGAAAATTAAGGATGACCCGGATAATCCGTTTGGTTCCCTGATTAAGGAGCATGGCGGTCAGAGCTATTACGATGATCCAAAAGGTAAGTATACAGATCCTGTAACCGGAAAGAAACAGTCCCTTTCTCTGATCAATAAGAGAGCAGAAGAAGGCGATTGGGGCGAATGGAGTAAGACACTTCCGTCGCAGTTCCTTTCTAAACAGAGTTTGACACTTATCAAAAAACAGCTGGGTTTGGCAAAAGCTGATAAGCAGGCAGAATATGATGAAATCTGTTCACTGACAAATCCCACAGTAAAGAAGGCTCTATTGAAATCATTTGCTGATGATTGTGATGCAGCCGCCGTACATTTACAGGCAGCGGCGTTACCTCGTCAGAAGTATCAGGTAATTCTTCCATTAACGACAATCAAAGACAATGAGGTTTATGCTCCAAACTACAAAGATGGAGAAACGGTTGCCTTGATCCGATACCCGCATGGCGGAACTTTTGAGATTCCTATTCTGAAAGTCAACAATAAACTGGCTGAAGGAAAAAGTGTTCTCGGAAACACGCCAGCAGATGCAATCGGTATCAATAAGAAGAATGCGGACCGTTTATCTGGAGCGGACTTTGATGGTGATACCGTAATGGTAATTCCTTGCAACTCCGCAAAGAGTAAGGTAAAGATTACTTCCACTTCTCCATTGAAAGGTTTGGAAGGTTTCGATACCAAAGATGCTTATGGCGGAACTGTTAAAAAAGATGCCGATGGTGTGGATCATTACTATCGTAATGGCAAAGAGTACAAGATTATGAGGAATACCCAGACAGAAATGGGTAAAGTATCGAATCTGATTACTGATATGACTTTAAAGGGAGCCACACAGGATGAATTAGCGAGAGCAGTTCGCCACAGTATGGTCGTAATCGATGCCGAGAAACACAAACTGGATTATAAGCAGAGTGAAATCGATAACGGTATCGCTTCTCTTAAGAAGAAGTATCAGGGAAATGTGGATTCAGAAGGTCGTTACCATGAAGGTGCGTCTACCCTCATTTCAAGAGCAAAATCTGAAACACAGGTTCTTAAGAGAAAAGGTTCTCCGACAATCAATGAGGATGGTTCCCTGTCATACAAGTCTGTTAAGGAAGAGTATGTCGATAAGAATGGGAAAATCCAGGCGAGAACTCAGAAGAGTACGAAAATGGCTGAAACAAAAGATGCTCGTACTCTTTCTTCAGGTACCCCCCAGGAAGAAGCTTATGCCGACTATGCAAATTCTATGAAGTCTTTAGCTAACCAGGCTCGTAGAGAGATGATGAGTACCGGTAAAATCGCTTACTCTGCTTCTGCTAAGGCGACTTATTCTGAAGAAGTAAAGTCTTTAAATGCTAAGCTGGATTTGGCTTTGGCGAATGCTCCTAGAGAGCGACAGGCTCAGACAATGGCGAATGCTACAGTTGCGGCTAAAAGAAAAGACAATCCGGATATGACGAAAGCAGAAGTTAAGAAGGCTAGTCAACAGGCTCTGGCACAGGCAAGAAGTTCAGTTGGAGCCAAGAGATCTAACATTGAAATTACGGATAAAGAATGGGAAGCCATCCAGGCCGGAGCAATTTCTGAGAATAAGCTTACACAAATTCTGAATAACACGAATACTGATACTATTCGTCAGAGAGCAACTCCTCGTGCAAGCACTGCTCTGAGCACAGCTAAACAGAATCGTATCGCTGCACTTAGCGCATCTGGCTATAGCACTTCAGAGATTGCGGAAGCTCTTGGGGTTTCTTCTTCGACAGTTTCTAAGTATTTGAATGGAAAGGAGTGAACTAAGTAAGATGAGGTTTGCACTTACAACTTTTGATAATCCTTATGATCCATTTGAACAGTTCACTCAATGGTTCATGTTCGATGAGGAAAAAGGTTATCACACAACTGCTTACCTTGGTCGAATCGCTCGAACATCGGATCAGTTATCGGATGAAGAGAACAACAAGGAAGTAGAACGAGCTATTGACGAGATAATTCGTTATGATTTCCAGAACATCTATCGAAAGGTTACAAGTAAATCAGAACCAAATGAACATAAAGAAAAAGCTTCCTAAAAGTGATTTCATCGGTATATCAAAAGCCGAAACCGCTAGTACATGACTAAAATGGGTATAGGGGGGTGTCTAAAAAACATACCCCCACCCATATCGCGGCGGTCTTTAAAATTTCCCCGGAGGGCATTTTTAGAGAGCCTTTTCAGCTGTTCCAGTGTTTACAAGGGTCTATAACTCATGATATTTGACAACGGTTTCTGTGGGATCGGCTCAAAGTTAGTTCTCCTTTCGTTGAGTAGCATTGTCATGAGTTGTAGGTCCTTTTAAATACTGGAAAAGTATGTGAGAACTATCACAGAAGTAACGAACAACTAAATGGAAGGAGGCATCAACTTTGAGGAAAGCAAAGCAATCCGAGTCTTCTAGGATGATGCGTCCAGCATTAACGCCAGAAGCGAGAGAAAATCAGCTTGTTTCATTGGCGGTTGACTTGGCTGAAAAGCAGTTACGAGAGGGAACAGCTTCGTCGCAGGTGATTACTCACTATTTGAAGCTCGGTTCAACGAAAGAAAGAATTGAAAAAGAGATTTTGGAAAAACAGAAGGAACTGATAGAGGCGAAGACCCAGAATCTAAAATCTATTGAAAATTCTGAGAAGCTGTATGCTGATGCATTAAAAGCATTTCGTGGTTATAGCGGTCATGGAGATGAGGTGGATGATGCTTAGATGCTATTCAGAACTCTTGCGGATTCCAACCTTTAAGGAACGATACGAGTATCTTCGTTTGGATGGAGTAGTTGGCGAAGAGACATTCGGATTTGATAGATACCTTAATCAGATATTTTACAATTCTCAAGAATGGAAGGACATTCGGAGAAAAATTATTATTCGTGATAATGGATGTGATCTTGGATTGGATGGTTATGAGATTCGTGGAAAGATTCTTATTCATCATATGAACCCAATAAGGCAGCAGGACATACTGTTGCGGACTGATTTGGTTCTGAATCCAGAGTATCTAATTGCAACAACTTTATCGACCCACAATGCTATACATTATGGAGACGAGAAACTACTTTTAACAGTTCCAAATGAAAGACGAAAAAATGATACATGCCCATGGAGGCATTAGGAGGAAAATTATGGAAGGAAACAAGAAGCCACTTATGGGTGTTGTGGTAAATTGTATGAATTTAAACATTCGCAAAGACCCGACGCAGGCATCCAGATCATTAGAAATCATCGGGTATTGTATGAGCGAGTTTATAAAACTCTGTTAGATGGAGGTGCGATCATGAATATTACAGATAGTGTACTAACATCAATCAAGAAATTACTCGGAATCGCAGAGGAGTATGAACATTTCGATGCAGATTTGATCATGCACATCAATTCTGTGTTCTCAATTCTTACACAGCTTGGTGTCGGTCCATCCCAAGGTTTCATGATCGAAGATAAGAGTGCAACGTGGAAAGATTTCATTTCTGATGAATCCAAATACATGCTTGTCAAATCTTATATGCATTTGAAGGTCAAACTTCTTTTCGATCCGCCGCTTAGTTCGGCCGTGCTGGAGTGTTATAAAACACAAATCAGTGAGTACGAATGGCGTCTAAATGTTGCTGCGGAAAACGATGACACCGATCCGGATGAGCCTGAGCATTATTCTGGATCGTACGAAGTTACACCAAAGGCGCATAAGACTCAAACTTTGGATACATCTGGAAAGGTGCTTAGTGAAGACCTTGTGATTCATGAAGTTCCGTATTATCAGACATCCAATGCCAGCGGAGGTGTTACCAGTTACATCGCAAAGGAGGGAGATTCAAAATGAATAACACCTATTTAGCACACCATGGAATTCTTGGGATGAAATGGGGAGTTCGAAGATCAGAAGCACAGCTTGCAAGATCTAGGGGACATTCTTCCAAATCTTCAGATGATAAGCATGAGGTATCAGCACGTAAAATTGCTGTTAAGAATCGGCGAACAATGTCTGATGCCGATTTGAAGAAAAAGATCGAGAGACTTAAATTAGAACGCGAGTTTAAAAATCTTACAGAAGACGACATCGCACCTGGCAGAAAGTATGTGTCAGAAATTCTTTCTGCATCCGGAAAGAAAGCGTTGACTATGGCTGCGGCTGGAGCAATGACCTATGCGGTCAAGACTGCAATGACAAAAGAATTCAATCTTAAAGAGGCCGCACAGTACATTGCTGCAAACCCGAATAAGAAGAAGTAGGAGAAGAAAATAATGGCGTTATCGAACACTGCCGTCCCGAAATACTACGGCATGTTTCGTGATGCCGTAATTCGTGGCGAAATTCCAGTATGCCGAGAAATCGAGATGGAGATGAACCGAATCGATGATCTCATTGCGAATCCGGGAATTTATTACGACGATCAAGCAGTAGAGGGTTTTATCAGCTATTGTGAGAATGAGCTTACTTTAACTGACGGTTCTGATTTGAAACTGCTTGATACATTCAAAGTTTGGGCTGAACAGATTTTCGGTTGGTACTATTTTGTTGAGCGAAGTGTATATGAACCTTATGAGGATGGCCATGGCGGACATTACGTTACCAAGTCTATCCGAAAAAGATTGGTTAATAAGCAATATGTCATAACAGCCAGAGGTTCTGCAAAGTCGATGTATGGCTCATGCTTGCAGAATTTCTTCTTGAATGTTGACGTCACAACGACACATCAGATAACTACAGCTCCGACAATGAAGCAGGCGGAAGAGGTGTTGTCACCTATTCGAACCGCTATTACCAGATCAAGGGGACCTTTCTATAAGTTCCTTACTGAAGGATCGTTGCAAAATACGACCGGATCAAAGGCGAATCGAATGAAATTGGCATCCACTAAGAAAGGAATTGAAAACTTCCTCACTGGATCGCTTCTCGAAATTCGTCCAATGAGAATCGATAAACTTCAGGGACTTCAGCTGAAGGTGGCTACAGTTGACGAGTGGCTTTCTGGCGACATTCGAGAAGATGTAATTGGAGCAATCGAACAGGGCGCATCTAAAGTCAATGATTATCTAATCGTTGCAATCAGTTCGGAAGGTACTGTCCGTAACGGTGCCGGCGATACAATCAAAATGGAATTGATGGACATTTTAAAAGGGGATTATGTCAATCCGCACGTATCAATCTGGTGGTATAAGCTAGATTCCATTGACGAGGTTGCCGATCCAGATAAATGGTTGAAAGCCAATCCGAACCTTGGAAAGACTGTTTCTTATGAAACCTATCAGCTGGACGTTGAGAGAGCAGAAAAGGCTCCGGCAGCTCGAAACGATATTTTGGCTAAGCGCTTCGGACTTCCTATGGAGGGATATACATATTACTTTACATATGAAGAAACTCTTCCACATCGCCATCGAGATTATTGGCAAATGCCATGTTCTTTGGGAGCCGATCTATCACAAGGGGACGATTTTTGTGCATTCACATTTTTATTCCCATTGTCGAACGGATCGTTCGGCGTCAAAACCAGAAACTACATTTCCTCATCGACTCTTATGAAACTCCCGGCAGCAATGAGAATTAAATACGATCAGTTTATGAAAGAGGGAAGCCTTATTGTGTTGGAAGGGACGGTTCTTGACATGATGGAAGTGTATGAGGATTTGGATAACCACATTATTGAATGCGGTTATGATGTACGATGCTTTGGTTACGACCCATACTATGCAAAGGAATTTGTTGAACGTTGGACAAGTGAAAATGGACCATTCGGAATAGAAAAAGTTATCCAGGGTGCAAAGACAGAATCCGTCCCACTTGGCGAATTGAAGAAACTTTCAGAAGAGCGAATGCTTCTGTTTGATGAGAATTTGATGACATTTGCTATGGGAAACTGTATTACTCTGGAAGATACTAACGGGAACCGTAAATTGCTGAAAAAGCGGCATGAGCAAAAAATTGATGCCGTTGCAGCAATGATGGATGCATATATCGCTTACAAGGCAAATAGGGAAGCATTTGAATAAAAAGAGAGGAGAGTAATGGATAAATACTTAGCGCATCACGGTGTTCTTGGTATGAAATGGGGGGGTGCGACGGTACGAGAATTATAATGGAACTCTTACTGCCGCAGGAAAGAAGCGGTACGGTTCAGATGTTGAGAGTGCAGTTCAAAAACAGAAGGCAGCAAAGAATACTGTTCAGAAAGCTTCCAAAAGGTATGCTAAAACATATTCTGCAAAGGATGCCGCTGAACTTCAAAAAGCCAATGCTAAATTGAGTTGGGCAAATAGGCAAGTGAAAAATGAAAAAATTAAAGAGAAGCTTAACTCGGAAACATCCAAAAGTAAACACCGACAGAAACTGGAAGATGATTATGTTAAGAAAGGAATGACACAAGAGGAAGCTGCCATTGCCGCTTATAAGCGAGATCGAACCGAGAAGGCTGTCACCGCTGTGGCCGGTCTTACGATAGCAGCCGCGACGGCTTACATTGCCTACAAACATTACGATAAAAATGTCGATAAGGTTATTAAGGCTGGAAAAGAATTACAAAACATTTCAAATAACAGCAATCGAGGTGTGTCCGATGCTTTTTACTTTAGTATGACAGGTATGGATAATGCTAAGTATAGGGGTCTATATGGTGATACGTTGTCCGCTAGAGGAAAAGTGTATGAGACTAAAATAGGAGTGAATAAAAATATTAAGGTTGCTTCTGAAAAATCAGCAGTGAATGCTCTTTCTGAATTAGTTAAAGAGGATAAGAGCTATGCCAAAAATTTAGAAACACACTTATTAAATTCGCAGAACCGGTACGGATTGAAAAAGCAGAACGACACTATTGCTAAAGGGCTGGACTCTCTCCAAAAAGGGACGATAGATGATAAAGTTTATAAGGCTTTAAATCTTTCATTAGTTGATCATAATTTGCCGACATCGTCAGAGGTCAATAAGGGATTTTATGAAAAATTGAAGTCTAAAGGATATGGTGCTATACTTGATGTAAATGATAAAGAACTCAGCGGTTTTAGATCAAGTAAACCTATGATCGGTTTTGATGTGGGTTCTAATGTAAGCGTGAATCGAGTGAAAGAACTTGGCGAAACAGAGATTAAGCGTAGTAAAAATATTGCTATGGTGGATCTTACAGTAAAAACATACGCACCTGCTGGCGCTGGGTATTTGGCATCCATGGGACTTGTACGTGCTGCTGGACAACAGAAGACACAACGTGACGAGAGAAAGATTATTCAGGAATATCGGAAAGAGCATTCGGACTCCAAATTATCAGACACTCAAATCCTGAACAATTACTATAAATATTAGGGGGTATAAAGCATGAAAAAGAAGACGTACCGTATGCTTAAAAGAATTCCTTTCGGAAAACTGGCGTTATTCGTTACCGGAAATACAGAAATAAAAATCTGTAGCCAGATGATGGCTGACGGATTATACGAGCCGATTCGGAAATACGCGAAATTGCATCCGGACACGGTTATCACAGCGAAGTTAGCAAAAAAGATCCTTTCAAAAGGTTAAACAGTGTTCTGTAGAGACTGCCTTAGTGCGGTCTCTTTTTTTTGTGCCTATCTTTAGGAGGTGAGAATTCAAAATGGATTTATCATTAAGTTCTAGGTTTAAAAATGCCTGGAATGCTTTTCGTAATAGAGCTCCTACCATGATGCTTCAAGATATTGGTTCGGGTTATTCATATCGTCCGGATCGGTTTCGGCTTACTCGGGGAAACGAAAGATCGATAGTCACATCAGTATACAATAGAATCGCTTTAGACGTAGCCGCCATCAACATTCAGCACGTTCAGTTGGATGATGAAGGACGGTTTTTAAATATTATTAAAAGCGGTTTGAATGAATGTCTATCATTGGAAGCCAATCTTGATCAGACTGGAAGGGCGTTTATTCAGGATATTGTTATGTCCATGATGGACGAGGGCTGCGTGGCAATCGTTCCTGTAGATACCGACGATGATCCAGATGATCCAGATGATACAAAAGGATATCAGATCCTTTCGATGCGAGTTGGTCGAATTCGTGATTGGTATCCTCGTCATGTCCGTGTTGAAGTATACAACGAAAATACTGGGCGAAAACAAGAAATCGTTGTTCCGAAAGATACGGTTGCTATTGTAGAAAATCCGCTGTATGCAGTAATTAACGAACCGAATTCAACGATGCAGAGGCTTATTCGAAAATTGAATTTGTTAGATGCTGTCGATGAACAGAGCAGTTCCGGTAAGTTGGATTTGATCATTCAGCTTCCATATGTAATTAAATCAGAGGCAAGACGTCAACAGGCAGAGAAGCGACGTAAAGATATCGAGCAGCAGTTGTCCGGTTCTAAGTATGGTATTGCTTATACCGATGGAACAGAGAGAATTACGCAGTTGAATCGTTCTTTGGAAAACAATCTAATGAAGCAGATTGAATACTTAACGAGTATGCTTTACAGCCAGTTAGGAATCACTCAGAGTATCTTAGATGGTACCGCAGACGAGAAGACTATGCTGAATTATTACAACCGAACGATTGAGCCTATCGTTTCAGCGATTGTTGATGAAATGAAGCGGAAATTCTTAACGAAAACTGCCCGGTCACAGAACAAATCGATCAAGTTCTTCAGAGATCCGTTTAAGTTGGTTCCGGTTGCAGACCTTGCTGAAATTTCTGATAAATTTACCAGAAATGAAATCGCTACTTCAAATGAAATTAGACAGGTGATTGGTTGGAAACCATCTACTGATCCTAAGGCTGATGAATTGAGAAATAGCAATTTAAGCGATCCTAGAGAAACGACGGTAATTCCAGCAAAACAAACAGTAGATACAGGAGGTAAAAATCAAAATGAAGTATGACTTTGGTGGCTGGGCCACTAGAAACGATCTTCAGTGTGCCGATGGACGAGTCATTAAAAAAGACGCATTCAAAGCACAGAACGGGCAGACAGTCCCGTTGGTATGGATGCATAACCATACTGATCCGGCGAATGTTCTCGGATTAGCCCATCTCGAAAATAGAGATGAAGGAGTTTATGCGTATTGTGAATTCAATAACAACGAATCTGGAAAGACTGCTCGTGAGCTTGTAAAACATGGCGACGTGCGGTCTTTATCTATTTTCGCTAATCAGCTGATGCAGACTGGCTCCGATGTTCTTCACGGAATTATCAGAGAAGTGAGCCTTGTTCTTGCCGGAGCTAATCCAGGCGCGTTCATCGATGATGTTGTAGCACATGGCGATGGCGAATCTGGCATTATCCTTAACTATGATGAGATGATCATGGGATATCTGGAGCATTCAGATGACGAGGAGAAAAAAGAAGATTCGCCGAAATCAGAAGATGGGGGAAATGGCGAAACAGTAGGGGATGTTTTAAAAACTCTTACCGATAAGCAGTACACCGCTGTGTGCGCTGTAGTAGGCCGGATCATCGAAGATGCAAAAAATGATGGCGAGGAAACCAAAAAAGATGAATCTAAAGGAGGAGATGATAATATGAAACACAATGTTTTTGACACCGACAAGCACGATGATAAGAGCTTTCTGTCTCACGCAGACCAGGAGGAAATCCTTAAGCTGGCAAAGACAAGCCAGGTGGGAACATTCCAGACAGCGCTGGAGATCTATGCTAATGAGAATGCACTTCAGCATGATGCCCTTGCTAGTGGATTTGCTCAGACAGGAGATGGTAATGTAACACTTCTGTTCCCGGAATACAAGGATGTACGTCCTGGTGCGCCGGAACTGATTACCAATGATCAGGGTTGGATTACAACCGTAATGAACAAAGTTCATAAGAGTCCGATTTCCAGAATCAGAACCAGCCAGGTAGATATCCGCAACATCGATTCCCTTAAAGCAAAGGGATATACCAAGGGAAAACAGAAGAAGCAGACGGGCAACTTCAAGCTGGTTCGCAGAACTACCGATCCTCAGACCGTGTACGTAAAGAGTGCACTGCATAGAGACGATATCATCGATATCACTGATTTCGACTATGTGGCATACCTGTACAATATCGATCGCCTGATGCTCAACGAAGAGCTGGCAACTGCAATTATGTTGGGTGATGGTAGAGATGATGGTGATGAAGGCAAGATTTCACCGGATCACATCAGACCGATTTGGCTGGATGATGATCTGTACACCATTCATGTGGATCTCGATATCGCAGCGGCTAAGAAAGAGCTCCAGGGAACCAATACTGCGGCTAACTTCGGTGAGAACTACATCATCGCAGAGGCTATGATCAATACGGTTCTGTATGCAAGAGAGGATTATAAGGGTACCGGTACTCCGGATCTGTTCATTACTCCTCATATGCTGAACCAGATGCTCCTGGCAAGAGACATCAACGGAAGACGTATTTACTCTTCCAAGGCAGAACTTGCTGCTGCACTGAATGTCGGTAGCATCAATACTGCGGAGCAGTTCGAGGGTAAGACCAGAACCACTTCCGACAACAAAAAGAAGAAGCTGGTTGCGATCATCGCAAATCTGGCTGATTACTCCCTCGGAGCAACCAAGGGTGGAGCGGTTACTCACTTCACACAGTTTGATATCGACTTCAATCAGGAAAAGTCCCTGCTTGAGACCAGATGCTCCGGCGCTCTTACTCGCGTATATTCTGCAATCGCGATCGAAGAGGATGTAACAACCGCATCTTCCGTTTCCGAGGATCACACAGCCTAAGTCTTAAAGGAGAAAATTCAAAATGAGTAAATTCTACGGATCAATCGGCTATGCCGTAACAGAGGAGATCCGACCTGGTGTCTGGGGGGAGAAGATTACTGTTCGTAATTACTACGGAGATGTTATTCGGAATACTCGACAGTATCAGAGTTCGGACAACCTTAACGACAACCTCAATGTGTCGAATGAGTTTAGCATCGTAGCCGATCCGTTTGCTTATGCGAATTTTCATTCGATGAGATTTATTGAGTATATGGGAGCTAAATGGAAAATTTCAAATGTCGAAGTTCAGTATCCCCGTTTGATATTGACCGTTGGAGGTGTTTATAATGAGCAGACGACTGAAACTGCATAATCTTTTATGCGACATTCTCTCGTGTCCGAACCAAGGATCGGAGTGTCGTGCTTATTTTCAGCCACCTTCTTCCGTTCGGATGAAATACCCTGCCATTGTTTACGCTTTTGACGATATCGAGAATACGTTTGCGAATAACGGGGTTTATTTGTCTGCGAGAAAGTATTCTGTAACAGTTATCGACAGCGATCCGGATAGTTCTATCGTTGGCAAGGTAGCATCTATGCCAACAAGTCGATTTAATCGACATTATACGAAAGACAACTTAAATCATGATGTCTTTGAAATATTCTTTTAAGGAGGACAAATTCTATGAAAAAGAAACTTGTTTGGGACAAGACTGGTGAACGCCTGTATGAGACCGGTGTCAGCCAGGGTGTCCTTTACCCGATTCAGACCGGCGGAGTATATAACTCTGGTACCGCATGGAACGGTCTTAGTACCGTAACGGAGAGTCCGTCTGGAGCAGAACCTACTGCAATTTATGCAGATAACATCAAGTATCTGAACCTTATGTCCGCAGAGGAATTTGGCGGCACAATCGAAGCTTATATGGCACCTGATGAGTTCGCAGAGTGCGATGGTTCCAAAGAAATCGCCCCTGGAGTGTTTGCGGGACAGCAGAACCGTAAGATGTTCGGCTTATCTTACAAGACACTTCTCGGTAACGATGTTGATTCCAACGATTACGGCTATAAGCTTCATCTCGTTTATGGTTGCTTAGCTTCTCCTTCCGAAAAAGGTTATTCCACTGTGAATGACAGTCCGGAAGCTATTACCTTATCCTGGGAGTTCAGCACCACACCGGTCGAGATCGCAACCTTAATCGATGGAAAGAAGCTGAAGCCTACTTCCATTCTTACTTTCGATTCCACCAAAGTCGATGCTAAGAAACTGGCTGCGCTTGAAGAGATCCTGTACGGTAAAGATCCTTCTTCTGCCGAAGCAGATGACGGCGTTGAACCGAGACTTCCGCTTCCAGATGAAGTCATTAAGATTATGACCGCAGAAGGCTAATTCGTCACAGCAAATTAGTAAATATTTTACAGAGCAGTATTCAGTTCGGCTGGCTGCTCTTTTTTTTCGTTTGAAAGGAGAAAATAACATGTTAAAGCTTACAAGAACTTATACAGATTATAATGGCGTACAGCGTACGGAGGATTTCTACTTCAATCTTTCTAAAGCTGAAGTAACAGAAATGGAAATGGGTACGGCAGGTGGTCTTGCCGAGATGATTCAGAAGGTGGTTGATGCTAAGGATGCTCAGGCGATTATCAAGGTCTTTAAAGATATTTTACTGAAGGCTTACGGTGAAAAGAGCCCAGACGGAAAATATTTCAACAAGTCCCCTGAAATATCACAGGCATTCGCAAGCACAGAGGCGTACAGTGATCTTTTTATGGAGCTTGCAACAGATGCCGACTATGCGGCCAAGTTTGTAAATGGCATCATTCCTGCCGATTTATCAAAGGCTGCGGCAACAACAGTTACTGGTCCGGTTTTAATGCCTGCGACTAATTAAACGTACGAGGTGATGAAGATTGCTTAGAATTAAGATTCCGGCTGCTGAGCTGTGGGATGAAAAGACGGGAACATTCATTCATACGAAAGAACAGACTTTGCAGTTAGAGCATTCTCTCGTCTCAATTTCAAAATGGGAAAGCAGATGGAACAAAGAATTTCTCTCTAAAAAAGAGAAATCGATGGTAGAAACCATTGACTATATAAAATGCATGACACTCACACAGAATGTTGACCCGACGATATATGATTATCTGACAGTTGCAAATTTGGACGAAATCAATCGATATATAGAAGCTCCGATGACTGCTTCTTCTGTTCCGGATGATAATACATCTCCAAGCAGCAGGGAACGTGTTACATCAGAGCTTATTTATTATTGGATGATTGCTCTGAACATTCCGTTTGAGTGTCAAAAATGGCATTTAAACCGTCTTCTGATGCTGATTCGCATTTGCAATTTTAAGAATCAGAAACCAAAGAAGATGAGTAAACGCGAACTATATGGCAGACATGCAGCTATCAATGCTGCAAACAGAAAGCGATTCCACTCGAAAGGATGATGGAACGTGGATAAAGAAAAATTTATTGAAGCGATAGCAGCCTTTATTGTTAAGTATGCGCCGCTATACAACATAAAAGTATGTTCACCGATTATTGCCCAGGCGATTCTAGAAAGCTCATATGGAACTTCCGAGCTTGCAGTAAAAGCGCATAACTACTTCGGTTTGCAGTACCGAAAGAATCGCTGCAAAACTTGTATCGGTGTATATAACAAAGTCGGAAGTGAGCAGAACACTGATGGTTCTTATGAAAGCTTTCAGATGCAATGGTGCAAATTTGAAAACATGGAGAATGGTGTAATCGGATATTTCGATTTCATTAACACAGATAATTACTCCAATCTTAAGGGCGTGGATTCGCCAACTAAATATCTGGAGCTTATAAAAAGTGACAGATATGCAACCTCTCTTAACTATGTACACAATTTGGAACGAGTTATAGAGGAATGGCAATTAACAAAATATGACAAAAAGAAGGGAACATCTATGAGTAATAGTCCATTGGTGGTCTACACGAATTTAAGCCCTAACCATTCCGGAGCAAGAACTCGTGCCATAGACCGCATAACACCACATTGTGTGGTTGGACAACTGTCAGCCGAGAATATTTGTGGATGTTTCACAAGTCCGACAAGAGGAGCAAGCTGCAATTATGGAATCGGAAGCGACGGAAGCGTTTCTATGAGTGTAGAGGAGAAGAACAGGAGCTGGTGTTCTTCAAGTAATGCTAATGACCAGCGTGCGGTTACGATCGAATGCGCATCAGATAAAACACACCCATATGCAATGAATGATGCCGTATACGATTCCCTTATTAAGTTATGTGTTGATATTTGTCAGCGCAATGGTAAGAGTAAGTTGCTTTGGTTCGGTGATAAGACTAAGACATTGGCCTATCAGCCGAAAGACGACGAGATGATTATTACGGTTCACCGATGGTTTGCAAATAAAAGCTGTCCTGGAGATTGGCTTTACGAACGATTAGGTGACTTGGCAAGTCGAGTTACTGATATTTTAGCTGGTACAGATTCATCAATTGATGATAACGACACTGCAACTGATTTTCCTAACGTGCCATTTAGCGTAAAAGTCATTATTGACAACCTTAATTATCGTTCGGAGCCGTCTATGTCCGGTGAAATCCTTGGACAGACTGGGAAAGGGGTGTTTACAATCGTCGAAGTATCTGATGGTTGGGGGCGCTTAAAGTCAGGAGCAGGTTGGATTTCACTGGATTACGCAGAGAGAATCAACTAAGGAGAGCTTATGATTACGTTCAGACAAAAGGGCGACTTCTCTAAGTTGACCCGTTTTTTGGAGAGGGCAAAAGAAGTAGTACGTGTTGGAGACCTCGACAAATACGGTCGGGAAGGAGTAGCTGCTCTTGCGTCTGCAACACCGGTTGATACGGGGCTGACGGCAAATTCTTGGCAATATAAGATTGAGCAGAAGAAAGGTTCCGTATCAATTAGTTTTTATAACACAAATATTCAAAATGGAGTTCCGATTGCGGTTATTTTGCAGTACGGACACGCGACTCGTAACGGAGGCTGGGTACAAGGGAGAGATTATATCAATCCTGCGATCCAGCCTATTTTTGACAAAATTGCAAATGAAGCGTGGAGGGAGGTTACTAAACTATGAGTACGACGGTTGATGAAAGAGTCGTCGAAATGCGGTTCGACAACAAGCAGTTTGAAGCAAATGTTCAGACAAGTTTGTCGACGATTGATAGGTTAAAGAGAAGCCTCAATCTGGAAGGTGCTGCAAAAGGGCTGGAGAATGTAAATACAGCTGCTCAGAAATGTGACATGACTCCACTTACAAATGCAGTGGAAACAGTCAAAGTTAAGTTCTCAACGTTAGAGGTTATGGCGGTCACTGCATTAGCTAATATCACGAATTCCGCGGTAAATGCCGCAAAGAATATCGTATCAGCACTTACAATTGATCCGATTAAGACCGGTTTTCAGGAATACGAAACCCAGATCAATGCTGTGCAGACAATTTTAGCGAATACTTCTTCTAAGGGGACGACTCTTGATCAGGTAAATAATGCATTAGATGAATTAAACCATTACGCAGATATGACCATCTACAATTTTACGGAAATGACCCGTAATATTGGTACTTTTACGGCAGCAGGCGTGGATCTGGATACCTCAGTATCCGCAATTAAGGGTATTGCAAACCTTGCAGCTGTATCTGGTTCAACCTCCCAGCAGGCAAGTACCGCAATGTACCAGTTATCTCAGGCATTAGCGGCCGGAACCGTAAAACTACAGGACTGGAACTCTGTCGTAAACGCCGGTATGGGCGGTCAGGTATTTCAGGATGCATTAAAGGAAACTGCGAAAGTTCATGGTATAGCCATTGATGAAATGATCAAAGATGAAGGATCATTCAGAGAGACATTAAGCAAAGGATGGCTGACTTCTGACATTCTTACCGAAACTTTGTCAAAGTTTACGGGGGACTTAAATGAAGAGCAGCTCCGGACAATGGGTTATACAGATGAGCAGATTCGGTCGATCATCAAGATGGGTCAGACCGCTAATGATGCGGCTACAAAGGTTAAAACCTTCACTCAGTTGTTTGATACTCTGAAAGAAGCAGCACAGTCCGGATGGACTCAGAGTTGGGAGATTATAGTAGGTGACTTCGATGAAGCAAAAGAGTTACTTACAGAAATCAGCGATATATTCAGTGGTTTAATCAATGCGTCTGCTGATGCCAGAAACAATATGCTTCAGGATTGGAAAGACCTTGGTGGTCGTACCATGATGATCGAAGCGGTAAAGAATGTTTTCGAAGGACTGCTTAGCGTCGCAAAACCAATCAGAGAAGCATTCAATGAAATCTTTCCGCCTATGACTGGAAAGCAGTTGTCGGACATTACAGAAAAGATTCACGATCTCACTGCAAAATTCAAAATGGGTGAAGAAACCAGCAAGAATTTGAAAAGCACATTCAAAGGTGTATTCGCTGTTTTGGATATTGGTGCACAGGCATTTAAGGCCGTTGCTGGAGGTGCGGCTGATTTAATTGGTTACTTTATTCCAGCTGGAAATGGTATTCTCAGTTTGACAGGGAACTTTGGTGAATTTTTAGTTTCCTTGGATGAAACAGTTAAATCGACTGATATTTTTGGAAAAGCAATTTCAACAGTTGTCAACATAATTAAAGCCATTGGTGACGGAGTACAGACAGCAGGGCAGGCAGTTGCGGATTTTGGTAAGAAGATCTCCGAGAAGTACAGCTTCAATGGGTTCGAAACTTTTAGGGCTTTTCTTGATCGCATTCATACAAGAATGCACGATGTGGTAAATGGAGCAACATCCATGAAGGATGGAGTAACTACAGCGTTCGACTTACTTGGAGATGCTTTGGAAAAATGCAAATTCCTTAAAGTAATGAAAGCAATTTGGAATGCAGTAAAGATCATTGCTAGTGGAATTATCGATGCTTTTGGAACCATGATGTCCACACTAACTGACAAACTTGGTAATGCAGATTTCAGCGGTGTTTTGGACTTCCTCAATGCGGCATCTATTGGTGGAGTTGCAGTAGCTATCACGAAGTTCCTTAGTGGCGTAAGTAAACCATTTGAAGGATTTGGAAGCATACTGGAAGGTTTCGAGGGAATTCTCGAAGGAGTAACCGGTGTTTTAGATGATGTAAGAGGATGCTTTGAAGCATATCAAACAAAACTGAAAGCCGATTCTCTCATGAAAATTGCAGTTGCCATTGGTATTTTGGCGGCATCCATCGTGGCAATTTCTTTGATCGATAGTGATAAGTTATCTGCTTCACTTGGTAGTATTACGGTGCTATTCGGAAATTTACTTGCGGCAATGGCAATCTATAATACGATTAGCGGATCTACTGGAAAAGTATCAAAGGCAAATGCTGCTATGATTGCGATGTCCGTATCAGTTTTGATATTAGCAAGTGCATTAAAGAAACTTTCAGATTTACAGTGGGACGAATTAGCACGAGGATTAACTGGAGTGGCTGGTCTTACAGTGATTGTTGTTGTGGCAGCTAAAGCAATATCAGGCAATAGCCAAAAAGTTATGAAAGGTGCAACCAGTCTTGTTATATTTGCGGCAGCGATTAAGATTTTAGCATCTGCATGTAAGGATTTATCGGTTCTTGATTGGGACGAGCTAGGTAGAGGATTGACCGGCGTTGGTGTTCTTATGGGTGAAGTCGCTTTATTCCTCAAAGTTGCAAAATTTCAGGGAAAGGCTATATCTACAGCTACTGGAATTGTCATTCTTGCGGCAGCGATGAAAATACTTGCATCCGCATGTAACGACTTTGGTAGTATGCAGTGGGATATAATCGGACGTGGACTTACAGCAATGAGCGTTGCTCTTGGTGAGGTAACAATCGCAGTTAGGCTCATGCCTAAAAACATGGTTGGCATTGGAACAGGCCTCGTTATTGTAGGGGCGGCTCTCGAAATTTTAGCAAATGCAATGAGCAAATTCGGTAGTATGCAATGGGATGAAATAGGTAGAGGATTAACAGTTCTTGGTATATCCATGGCAGAATTGGCAATCGGATTGAACTTTATGAAAGGGACTTTATCTGGTTCAGCGGCAATGCTTGTGGCTGCCGCAGCATTAGCGATTCTCACGCCGGTGCTTACAACGCTTGGCCATCTTAGTTGGGAAGAAATTGCTAAGGGGCTCGTTTCTATTGCAGGAGCCTTTACCGTTATGGGAATTGCTGGGGCGGTATTAGGACCATTAGTTCCTACTATTCTTGGTCTTGCTGGAGCGTTCACACTGATTGGTGTTGGTATTCTTGCTCTTGGAGCGGGTTTGCTAGCAGCAGGGGCAGGCTTATCAGCAGTTGCGGTCGGACTCACAGCATTGGCAGCGGCTGGCGCAGCAGGGGCTACAGCAATAGTAGCGGCTCTTACAGTCATAGTTACTGGTATCATAGGGCTTATCCCGGCAATACTTGAGCAAATCGGATATGGAATCATTGCAGTATGCAAAGTTATTGCAGAAGGCGTTCCGGTAATCGGCGAAGCTATCAAGGCTATTATACTCACAGTGGTTGATGTTCTTGTGGAATGCGTACCTCAAATTGTGAATGGTGCTTTGAAACTGATAACAGGTGTTTTAGCAGCACTGGTTCAGTACACACCACAGATTATCGATTCTATATTCAAGTTTCTGATCGCTGTTCTCGAAGGGGTTGCAAATAATCTTCCGTCCTTAATAAAAGCGGCTATTGATGTAATGATGGCGTTCTTTGCGGGAATCGCAGATGCACTATCTGGAATAGACACAGATACTTTGCTGAAAGGAATCGTTGGAGTTGGCTTATTGTCAGCGATTATGGTTGCTTTAGCGGCAGTTGCTTCATTGGCTCCCGGTGCTATGGTTGGCGTGTTGGCTATGGGTGCGGTCATTGCGGAATTAGCGTTAGTTCTTGCCGCAGTTGGTGCGTTAGCACAATTACCAGGATTATCATGGCTTATCGGAGAAGGAGGAAAATTACTTCAGGGGATCGGAACAGCAATCGGACAGTTTGTTGGCGGTATCGTCGGTGGATTTATGAGTGGCGTTTCCAGTCAATTTCAACAGGTTGGTGCTGATTTATCAGCGTTTATGACAAATGTACAACCATTCCTTGACGGAGCAAGTCAGATTCAGCCGTCTATGATGGATGGTGTCAAAGCATTAGCAGAGACAATTCTTATTCTCACAGCGGCTGATATTTTACAGGGACTGACATCATGGCTTACCGGTGGTTCATCTTTATCGTCATTCGGTAACCAGTTAGTTCCGTTTGGTGAGTCTATGCGTGATTTCTCGCTTGTGATCAGTGACATGGATGGAGAGGTAGTTGCTAACGCTGCAACAGCCGGTAAGGCATTAGCAGAAATGGCTGCTACGATTCCGAACTCAGGTGGGGTGGTTGGATTCTTCGCTGGCGAGAATGATATGAAAGCGTTCGGTAAACAGTTAGTGTCATTCGGTGACTCCATGAAAAAATTCGGAGATTCCATTAAAGGTTTGGATGCAAATGCTGTTACTGAAGCGGCTACTGCCGGAAAAGCTATGGCGGAAATGGCAACCACAATACCTAATTCGGGTGGAGTGGTTGGATTCTTCGCTGGTGAAAATGATATGGGTGCATTCGGTGATCAGTTAGCCCCATTTGGTAAGGCGATGAAAGATTTCGGCGATGCCGTTCGCGGATTGAAAGCAGATGTAATTGTCAATTCTGCTACAGCAGGAAAAGCTCTCATAGAATTGGCAAATACGATTCCAAACACCGGTGGAGTTGTATCGTTCTTTACTGGTGGAAACGATATTGATACATTCGGAGCAAAATTAGCAACATTCGGTAAAGCTATGAAAGATTATGCAGATGCTATATCTGGAATGGATGTTGAAGCGGTGGTCAATTCTGCTACAGCAGGAAAGGCAATTGTAGAGTTAGCGAATACGCTTCCAAATACAGGAGGGCTTATTAGTTGGTTTACCGGTGATAACGACATCGGAGCATTCGGTCAGAGTTTAGTATCGTTTGGAAAGAATTTTAAGGACTATTCCGCATATATGGCAGACGTAGATGCGGGTATCGTTACAGCTACCACGAATGCTGCATCATCCATTGTCGAGCTCCAGAAGAGTTTACCTAAGGACGGTGGTTGGTTCGCAGATGATACAACATTGTCTGAGTTCGGTAGTGATATGTCGTCGTTTGGCTTATATTTTGGAGCATTTTATAGCAGTATCAGCGGCGTTGATACTGGAACATTATCCGGAGTCATCACTCAGGTGAACCGCTTGGTTGATATGGCAAAGGGTATGGTCGATTTAGATATAAGCGGAATGAACGGTTTTGGTACGGCACTCATGAAACTCGGACAAGTAGGAATAGACGGGTTTATGTCAGCTTTTACGAATTGTTCCGAAAAAGCTTACAATGCAACGAGTACAATGATCGGTTATATCTCAAACGGGATAATTTCGAACCAATATGTGTGCACTTTGAACATGACGACACTGGTTACAGGCATCTTGGAAGTTATCAGAAACAAATACACAGAGTTTTATACAACTGGCTCCACAATAATGACGAATCTGATAAACGGAATAAAGTCAAAAGATCTCGTGATAAAATCAATATTTACGTTATCAATCAGTGGTGCATTGACATCGATAAAAGAAAAATACCAGGAATTTTATAATGCCGGTGCCTATCTGGTACAGGGATTCATTAACGGAATTGCAGACAACATCGAATCAGCAGCGCAAAAATCTGCTGAAATGGCTGCGGCCGCAGCAGATGCAGCAAAAAGAGAACTGGATGAGCATTCACCTTCAAAAGTGGGTTATAAAATCGGAGATTATTTCGGAGTTGCTTTCGTGAATGCTATTTCTGATTATGAAGATGCGTCTTATAATGCTGGACGAAATGTGGCTTATATGGCTAAAAATGGTTTATCGTCTGCTGTTATGAGAATATCTGACTTGATTGATTCCGGCATCGATACAGAGCCGACGATCCGTCCAGTATTGGATTTGTCAGATGTAGAAAACAAGGCAGTTCGGCTAAATGCGCTGTTAAGTCGAACTCAGGCGGTTAAAGCAGGAGCGGAAATCACAGAATACTCCCACCGAAACGGGCGGGAAAATCAAAATGGAATCAAAGACTCCAACGGTAACACGTACACATTTACACAAAACAACTATTCGCCTAAAGCACTTTCTCGTGTCGATATTTATCGTCAGACGAAGAATCAGTTTTCGGCAATGAAAGAGGTATTAACATGATTAAGTCAGTCACAGTGACAAATTATTTAGGCGATAGTGTAAAACTTGAATTGATGCGGCCAGAGAAATCTGGCTTCATCGTCAAGTCCATCAATGGATTAGGACCATCCAACGCAAGTATCAATACCACAGAAGTATCAACGAATGACGGGGCATTATTCAATTCTGCCAGGTTAAGTAAAAGAAACATAGTGTTTAAGTTGTTATTTATGAACACCGACACTGAAACTATAGAAGATATTCGTCAGAAGACCTATAAATATTTCCCAATGAAAAAAGGCGTTACTCTTCTTATAGAAACCGATAATCGATTAGTATCAACAACCGGGTATGTAGAAACGAACGAACCAAACATCTTCGATTCTAAAGAAGGAAGTACAATTTCTATCGTATGCCCAGATCCGTTTTTCTATTCAGCCGGTAAAAATGGTACAAATGAAACCGTATTTTATGGAATACAAGCAGTATTCGAATTTCCGTTTGAGAATAATTCGTTGGATGAACCCTTACTTGAGTTTGGCCGTATTATGAATCAGACAGAGAACGTTATCACGTATTATGGTGACTCAGAAATCGGATTAACTATTACCATTCATGCGATTGGTGAAGCGACGAATATCACAATATATAACACCGGAACAAGGGAAAAGCTGGCTATTGAAACCGACAAGCTGGCTGCATTAACTGGAAGTGGGATTATTGCTGGCGATACGATCACTATAACTACCATGAAAGGTAGAAAAGGTATTACATTGCTTAGAAACGGAAAAGTAATCAACATACTCAACTGCTTAAAGAAGGGCAGCAATTGGTTTACACTGGCAAAAGGCGATAATATTTTTGCTTACACAGCGGAAACGGGTAGTAGCAATCTTCAATTCCGAATGGAAAACAAAATTATATATGACGGAGTATAAAGTATGGAAGTATACGTATTAAATACAAATTTTGAGTCGGTCGCCGTCATTGATGAGTTTGAATCTTTAATATGGACAGATCGTTACGACGAAGCCGGAGATTTTGAATTATTTATGGCTATGAATAACGACCTTTTAAAGTATATCAGACAAGATTATTATCTGTGGAATCCAAAGTCCGAGCATGTGATGGTTATAGAGCAACTTAACATTACGTCAGATGTAGAAGAAGGCAATAAGTTGATTGTAACCGGTCGTTCCATAGAATCGATTTTGGAAAGAAGAATTATCTGGGGGCAAACCGTATTAAACGGAAATTTGCAGAAAGCCATTGGAACATTACTTGATGAAAACATTATTTCACCAAGTATATCCGAGAGAAAGATTGACAATTTTGTGTTCACAGAATGCTCAGACGCGACAGTAACAGGGCTAACGATCGATGCTCAGTATACTGGAGAAAATCTATACGAAGTCGTTTCAACGTTATGTAAGAAAAATAATATCGGCTTCAAAATAGTTTTGGACGACAACAATCGATTTGTGTTCTCCTTATATTCTGGAAAGGATAGATCATACAATCAGGTGGATAACCCGTATGTAATATTTTCACCAGATTTTGAAAACATCATCAATAGTAATTATTTGGAGTCTAAGAAGACGATGAAGAATGTTACGTTGGTTGCCGGGGAGGGAGAAGGAGCTGCCAGAAAAACATCAATCGTGGGAACCGCAAGCGGATTAGAGAGACGAGAACTCTTTACCGATGCGAGGGACATTTCATCTGATGTTGGAGAGGGCGAGACATTGACCAGCGCCGAATATACAGAACAGCTGAACCAACGCGGAACGGAAAAACTGTCAGAATACAAGACCGTTACTTCTTTCGAAGGGGAGGTAGAAGCTACCAGAATGTTCAAGTACGGAACGGATTTTTTTATTGGCGATATTGTACAAATCGCTAATGAGTACGGACATGAAGGGCAAGCATATATTTCTGAGTTTATCATGTCTCAGAGTGAAAGCGGCGTGTCTATGTACCCTACGTTTAAAACTATACAGGAGGGAGATGATATCTTATGAGTAAACTGACAAACCCTGAGTCCGAGAGTAGCGTGACGTGTGGTTTTTATAATAGCATCGGCGATAGAAAATATGATGCCATTCAAATGTCGGAATTGTTTGATGGAATCATTAACGACGGTGTCTTTGCATCCATCGGAACAGGCTTCGTAGTAAAGGCTGATACCGGGAATATTGTAAATGTGGGTATCGGTAAAGCATGGTTCAATCATACATGGACTAAGAACGATGCTATTTTACCGGTCACATGCGAGGAATCAGAAGTTTTATTGGATCGAATTGATGCTATTGTTATCGAAGTGAACTCATCGATCGATGTTCGAGATAATTTTATCAAATCCGTTAAAGGCACACCGTCCAGTACACCAGTAAAACCAACCTTATCGAAGAACGGTAATCTTTATCAGTATGCATTGTGCTATATCTATCGTAAAGCTGGCTCAACGGAAATAAAGCAGACCGATATTACGAACACTGTTGGTTCGGAGGAAACCCCATTTATCACGGGATTGATGCAGACTATATCATTGAGCGAGCTGCTTGGTCAGTGGGAAGATGAACTGGATCAGTTTGTTAAAGACGAAACTGCCGATTTCGATTCGGATTATCAGCAATTGAAGCGTAACATGGAGGCTGCCGCTGCAGTGTTGACTGAATGGACAAAAGGTGAACAGCAGACATTCCTCGATTGGTTTGAATCTATGCGAAATCAGCTAAGCACAGACGCCGCTGGCAATTTACAACTTCAGCTGGATAAGATGAAACTCGAGAGCATTCTTATGAACGGGTTTTCTGGTGGTACAAAAGTATTTTCGGACGATGGCACTACAATCACCTCGACAGATAACGACGGCGCCGTTCTGGTGAAGATGTTTACGGATGAATTTACGAAATGTACCTCGACACTTAAAGATTCTAATGGTTCGCTGGTGGCTACACTGGTAAAGACATTTTCTACGGATGGTAAAACAATATCAAGTGTCATCACAATTATTTGATGGCTTAAACGAAAGGAGATTTCAAAATGGCAGAAGAAGATTTAATCTATGGCAAAAATCGGCATTTGTTTGGCGGTATCGAGCCTTCTAATATGATCTCATTCAATGCGGTGTCGAGTTATCAGGTCAGTACAAAGAAAGCTCGCATTAAAATTATTGCAGAATTACCGAAAGAAACAACGATTAACGGTCAGACATTATGTACGATTGCAGGTGCGATCATTCGTAAAAAAGAAGACAGTTATCCGAAAGATGAGTTCGATGGTACATTACTGGCAACTCTTACCGCAGATGGTTCCGTCAATGACGACGATGTTACAATCGGAAAAACGTATTATTACGCAGCATTTCCCTATACAGAGCAGGGCGTATACAACCGCAGTAAAAAGAATCGTGCAGTGGCGAAAGCACAGACTTATACCTATTTATATGGGTATGACTTAAAAACAGACGATCCTAATCCTGCCACACGGGTTACATATCCGTCTGATGTAGATAACGCATCGTATACCGCCGCTGGTATGAATTTCACATCAAGCAAATTCGACTATGGCGGATGGCCGAGCACTCCCGGAGAGAAATTTATGCCAAGACCATGTATGTTGGGTTTTGATGGTGTTGTAAAAGAATATTTAGATCCGGATGATTACACCAAGAAGACCGATGGGAGTACATCAAGTGTCGCAAAGACAGCGTTCACCGGAAATGCGATGATAGAATGGCCTAAAATTTATACCCACAGGGAATTTGTGAATGGTATCTATAAATTTAGATGTTCTGATATTCCACTTGGTGACGATTGGGATTGCTGGTGTAATTATGATAAGAACGACAATATTATCGAACATTTCTATACCCCGATTTATTTTGGTTCAAATGTTGGAAACGTGCTGCGATCTATTTCGGGTCAGAACAAGTGTATTGCTCATACAGCTCAGGGCGAAATCGATCTTGCAGTCGCGAATGGTGATGGTTGGTATACGGAGGTACTAGCGGATAGACTCTTGATTCAGGATCTTCTTGTTATGATGGCAAAGAGTACAGAATTACAGTCTATTTATGGAACTGGCAGATGTAGCGGCGGCAATGATAAAGTGATTGGACAGGGGACAATGAATACCAAGGGGTTATTCTGGGGGGATAAGACCAAAACGAATGGCGTCAAGGTATTCGGAATGGAAAATTGGTGGGGAAATCTTAGTAGAAGAACCGCTGGGTGGATTAACGACAAGGGAACACAGAAAATCAAAATCACAGAGGGAATTCACGATGGATCTACGGTTAACGGATACAATTTGGATGGTTCCGGTTATATCGCATTGTCTGAAGCAACACCATCCGGAACAACTAGCGGTTACATCAGTGAAATGAAAAATGATCTTGCATTTGGGCGAATTCCGGTTAAAGCGAGTGGTTCTGCTACAACATATGAAGCAGATGGTCTGTGGTTTAACAATTCTATAACGTGTTACGCTAGAGCCGGTGCCGCCCAGAACTCTGCGTTGGGTGATGGTCCGATGGCCGCTATGCTGCTATATGATGCATCGAGCACGGGTGGGGACATTGGAGCGGCTCTCTCTTGTAAGCCGCTTGCGTCATAGGAGAAGACGGGGAAAACCTTTGGGTGGCTAATATCACCAATACGTATCAAAATGCGATAAAACAGACGATTATCGTATGTATCATAAACTTATAAGTCTATATCGAGGAAAAGGAGGAAATAAATGGAACTCCAATATGTATATTCAGAAAGTACCGTCAAGCCAGCTGCAATTGAGGTCGGAGTATCAAGTGTGTATTTGAGAAAAGATATCGCAGAAGAAGTTCGAACTGTTATGAATGACGAAAAAGTTACGTATTATACATTTCAGGAAGCGGTTATGACAATCGAAGAGTTCAATACATATGCAAACACTCTGGCGTCGATTAACGCAGTAAAAGATGTAAATAACGCATCAAATATTTTGCTATTACTTGCAGGTCAGAATTCTGGTGATGCGAACCAGATGACCATAATGGAAGCAATTGCTGATTTGTATGATGCTGTGGCAAGTTTGTCGGTATAGGAAGGAAGATCAAAATGGTTAATTTGTATTGCACGCTTATCATCAAAAAAAGAAGGACTTTTACAGATGTGCCAGTTGATTTACAGGCAGCGGTTGAAGAAAAACTTCGGGAACTTGGCTACGACACCAAGGGTGATCCATTACCAGTGGAGGCGTAGCTATGATTATATTTTTATTACATTTAATAGGAGGTATTGACATGGTAGCACTGTACGTAGCACTCATCATCAACGGCCGTAGAACTTTTGCGCAGGTTCCGGTAAAATTCAAGAATGCTGTAAAGGCCGATCTTGAAGCTCTGGGGTTGGATGAAAATGGAAACCCTGTAGATATTTAAAAGGGGACGAAAGGATGGAACCATGGTTTCAGGTTGTGCTCACAATCTTTAGCTCAGTTCTTGCATCTTCTGGGCTGTGGGCTTATTTGCAAAACAAAAGTGAGAAAAAAGATGTTAAAACAGAGATGCTGATTGGATTGGCACATGACCGGATTATGTATCTCGGAATGTCATATATCGACCGTGGTTGCGTAACGCAGGACGAATATGAAAATCTGAGAGTGTATCTCTATGAACCCTACGAACGTATGGGCGGGAATGGTTCAGCAAAGCGAATTATGCAGGAGGTGGACAAACTCCCGATTCATAAATTTATAGAGAAGGAGGAAGAACACAATGAGCATGAGTAACAAGACATACGACGTCCTTAAGTGGATCGCTATGTATTTGCTTCCGGCAGCCGGCACTTTATATTTTGCACTGGCTGGAATCTGGGGACTCCCTTATGGAGAACAGGTTGTAGGAACCATTACTGCGATTGATACTTTCCTTGGTGTTATCCTTGGAATCAGTACATCCCAGTACAACAAGACAGTTGATAAAGAAAAATAATGAAAGTGTTAGGTAGGACGAAACATTATGGCAAATTTGAATGTAAACAAAGTCATTTACGGGGGCGATGTCCTTATCGATCTTACTGGCGATAGCGTCAGTGCAGATAAGATCCTCAAAGGTATTACTGCTCATGATAAGAGCGGTGCAAAGATCACCGGTGAATGTACATACGACAGCGATACTTCCGACGATACAGCAGCCGTTGCTGAGATTCTTGCCGGTAAGACCGCACATGCCAGAGGTAGTAAACTTACAGGTACCATGAAAAATAATGGTGCTGTCAAAGGAGTTATTTCAACCGTTGCCGGGGAATATACAGTACCGCAGGGATATCATGATGGTTCTGGTAAGGTTGCTATCGACGCAACCGAGCAGGCAAAACTTATTGCCACCAATATTCGAGAGGGAATTACGATTCTTGGCGTAAAGGGTGCCATGTCTGGTTCTGAGGATATGAAGCCACAGACAAAAGAAGTTACCCCGTCAAAAGCAGCACAGACAATCATTCCGGATGAGAAATATAACTGCTTATCCCAGGTTACAGTTAAGGCAATCCCGTATGTGGAAACCGACAATTCTGCTGGAGGAAAGACCGTTACGATCGGATAAGGAGGTCTTGTTAGATGGCTGCGAATAAAATTGTATTCGGCGATAAAGTTTTGATCGATCTTACCAGCGATACGGTATCAGAATCCAATTTATTGAAAGGTTTTAAAGCGCATGATAAAACCGGGATGCAGATTATTGGTACATACGAGGCAGACGAACTGATCGGGAATATCTTGGAAAATGGATTTGCATCTGGAGATATTACGTATGAAGAAACGACGGATACAATTACAGCCACCAATAATACAACCGGTCAAGTGTTGACAAAAACGATATCCGAAAACACAATTATAGTGAAGTTGACAGAATCAAAAAATGTGATTGGAACTTTGACACGGACTTATAACGAAGACTACAGCGTCATAAAAACCGTAAACAGTTTTACTGGTCTTACAACCATCAAATCTTTCGATTATGAAAAGCAGAAAGTAACGACCGTAATACAGAATAGTTCCGGACAAACAATTAAAAGCATTACGAAACATTTCTGATCTGAATACTGAATAAAAAGGCAAGAGGGCGTGTGTAATACATTCCCTCTTCTTTTTTTTTCAGTATGCGGGTTACGATTAAAAAGTTTATGATTGCCTTCAGAATGGAGGTGATCGCGATGCATAATAAATATTTATTATCAATTAAAGAAGCGTCAAATTTATTTGGCATAGGACAGCATCGATTACGAGAGATTGTTCAAAATGATTACGAATGCCGGTATCATTTGATGATTGGACGTGTGATAAAGATAAAGCGAGAATCATTTGAAGAGTTTATAAGTAAAGTAGAACAGATATAATTTATCGACATAATGCCTCGAATGTGCTATTATTTAAAAGTATTCGTTCGAGGCACCTTTTGTATGGAGGGCTGAGAATATGGCAAATAAAGCAACAAGTGAAAAGAATAAACCAGCCAGAAAAAAACTTCGAGATAATGAATACTATAATCCGAAATCGAAGCGATATGAGTATCATTACAGAGATATCCTTGGAAAAGACCGGGTAATCAGCTCGTATCGGCTGGAAGCAACAGATCAGTTACCAAAAGGGAGGCGCGGAGGAAAGAGTCTGCGAGAAAAAGAAGCCGAATTAAATGCACAGATTGACAACAACATTGATATGGATGGTGCAAAGCTTACATTGTTGGAAGTGATCGACCGATATTTGGATAATCTTTATAATAGGAAAGAACTAAGTCCGAATACGAAGATGGGATACAATGTAACGGTAAATACATTGAAAGAGTATCGACTCGGTCATATGGAAATAGGCAAGATCAAACCCGAGCATTGTGAAGATTGGCTTCGTGACATGAAGAAGAAATACAGAGGGTCGTCTATACAAACGCAGATAAGCCTTATCAAGCGGGCTTTTGAGTATGCCGTCGACTATGACTATATCGTAAAGAATCCGTTCAGACGAATCACTACTGACAGAAGCGACAGCAAACCGATGGAAGCACTAACAGTACAAGACATGAATCGTTTTCTTGAATTTTGTTCGATAGATTCACACAGCAGACATTGTTATGATATGATTTATATTTTGTTCTGGACTGGATTAAGAGCATCGGAATTATGTGGCTTGACGTTGAATGACATTGATATGAAGAAACGGATGATTCGGGTTGAAAAACAGCTTCTGTGCCTGAATCATGAGCATGTCGTCAGAAAACCGAAGACGTTGAATGGCATACGATATATCCCAATGACGGATGGTGTGTATGAAAGATTTAAGAGTGTGCTGAAGAATCGATATTTAAAGGGCGATATTGAACCAGTATGCCTTGACGAGCGTGGTAATGCTTATGAGGGATTTGTATTTCTTGCTACAAGGAGCCGCAAAACAATCGTACGTGCCCATGTGGAAGAATACTTGCAGAATTGTATCAAGCGGTTTAATAATGAGAACCCGGGTAACCCAATTCGGAAGTTTGAACCGCATATTTGCAGACATACGTTTGCCACCAATATGCAGACACTTACACCAAAGACGCTTCAATATATTTTGGGACATGGCAATATCAGCACGACGATGAACCATTATGTCGATGCAAAACCTGGAGAGCAACAGTTGACAGAGATTAACGAGCTTGCAAATACCATGGTAGCTATTTAG